ATGAACAATAATAAAGTTAAAAAAAGAGGTAATGAATCGTTAAAAAGTAAAAATCATTGGAATAAAGGAAAAAAAGGTGTGCAGGTTGCATGGAACAAGGGAATGAAAATGCAAAACAATAGAGAATCACTTGTAGGATTTGGAGTAAACAAATAATGGCATCGACGGTAGGTGGTACAGTAACATGGGTATTGGATGTAGAAACAGGCAAATTTACATCTGGTTTAGCAAGTGCAAATGCAGCTGTAAAAGCTACTGCAAATAATGTAGTTGCTCATACAGATACTGTAAAATCTAGCTTTAAAGATACAGCATCGAATGTTGCTAACTCTCTTGGTGGAATATCAAGAGCACTCGGTGGAATGACAATTGCAACTGGTTTAGCTATAGGTACAAGTTCATTCGGACTTTTAGGTATGGCTAAGGCAAGTTGGGGGCAAGTAGTTGCGGTAGAAAATGCTTCATTTGCATTAAAAGCTTATGAAAAAGATGCAACAAAAGTAAGCCAAGTTTTATCAGGTTTAGTTAAATATGCACAATCAGATATGGGTGTTCTGTTTCAGAGGCAAGATTTATTTGATGCTGCGTCTAATCTTAAACTATACGGTATAGAAACAAGTAAACTGGTAGATTATACAAAGATATTATCAAAAGGTGTTGCTGTAGGTAAGACTTCATTCCAAGAACTTTCAGATATACTAGGTAGAGTTACATCAAGTGGAAAACTAACTGGTGACCAGTTCGACATGCTTGTTATGAGGGGTATTAAATTACCTGACACAATGCGTAATGCTGCTGTAAGTGCAGAACAGTTGTTTGGGGCTCTTGACAAGTCATTGCCTGATGAACTATTAGCTGGTAGAGCAAATACAATCTCTGGTATTATGACGCGGCTCCAGAGTGCATTTAGAAACTTAGGTAGTCAGATACTCGGTGTAGATAAAGATACAAGTACATTTATTAAAGGTGGATTAGGTGATACACTCGTAACTACAATGCAGAAGTTAAGAGATATTATGGCTTCACCAGAAATGAAAGAATCATTTGCAAATCTTGGAAAAACTATCGGTAACTTTGTAAAAGATGTTCTTCCATTGCTTATTAATGGATTTATGTGGATGGCAAATAACTTACCAGCAGTTATTGCTTTATTCGGAGTTCTTGCAACAACATGGATATTAGTAAGTATAGCTGCTACAGCTGCTTCATTAGCTGCTTTACCATTAACATGGCCTTTTTATGCTATTGCAGCTGTTGTGTTAGTATTAATTGGTGTACTTGCCTGGTTACAAATGAAATTTGGTTTCTTAACAAAGGCAATGGAGTTTCTTAAACCAGTGTTTACATTTGTTAAAGATTTATTTAGTGACTTATGGAATAATGCAAAAAAATTAGCAGAAATGATTGGAAAAGAACTAGCACCAGTTTTTGAGTTTGTAGCTAAACACGCTGAAACATTAAAAAAGATATTAATGGTAACAACAGCAATTGCATTTGCACCATTGATGTTTGTTATAGGTTCTGTAATTGCTGCTATTAAATTGCTTAGTATAGTAATAGGATTTATTGCAAAACATTTTGAAGTAATAAAGAAAGTATTAATAGTAACAACTTTAGTGGCTTTTGCACCTATAATTCTCGTTATAGGTAGTATTATATTAATTGTAAAAATATTAATAAAAGTTGCAGAATGGTTGATAAAAGCATTCATGAGCGTAGCAAAGTTTACAATTGCAGTATGGACATCAGTATGGAATGCAGTTGTAACAGCATTTAACTTTATCAAAGACATAGTAACAACAGTTATGAATGCTATATGGGCTTTTATACAACCAATACTTCAATTCATTCTTAATCTTTATATAATCGTATGGGGTACTATTTTAATAGTTATAACTACAGTACTTAAAACAATATGGAATATAATTACAACAGTATGGAATGCTATATGGGGAGTAATTAGTACAGTAATTCAATGGATATGGAATACAATAGTAAATGCATTTAATTTTTGGTACAATCTAATATTTGGTGTGTTTACGAAAGTGAGAGATTTTATTTCAGAAGTATGGAATAGCATATATAATTCTATTAGCGGTATATTACAAAAAATTATTGACTTTTTTGCACCAGCATTAACTTGGTTATATGAAAAAGGTAAAGCAATTATTCAAGGATTAATAGATGGAGTAGTAAGCATGGCTACTAGAATGTGGAATGGTGTTAAAATCATTGCAGATAAAATAGGTGAGTTTTTTAGTGGTGCTTGGAAGTGGTTATACGATACTGGAAAATCTATTATTGAAGGTCTCATAAATGGTATAAAAGACATGGCTGGTTCACTAAACAAAAAAGTATCAGAGATGGCAGATAATGTAAAGAATAAGTTCAAAGACGTACTTAAAATAAATTCTCCTTCGAAGGTTATGATACCAATTGGTATGAGTATAGGTGAAGGTTTTATTAAGGGTATGGATAATATGGTACCACAAATCAATGAATCTTCTAGTTTTCTTGCAAATTCTGCAATACCACCATCGCTAGACACATCTACTTTAGGGAATAATAGTACAACAAACACTACGATATCAATTAACGGACCTATAAATCTAGGTGATAAAGGTGCAGTTAATGAATTCTTTGGTAGATTAAATAGAAATAATGAATTAGCGCAAAAGGGTATGGCATTATTATGATATACGATAATAGTATAGGAACAATATCAGCAATATATAATGGATATGAATTAAATACATCACCAAACAAAGTACTTGGAATTGATTATCGTAAAGTACCAAATGTTTTATTAAATGTGCACCAACTAGCAAGAACTGATGGTGAGATAGTTACAAACACAAACTGGGGTAATAAAATAATAGTTATAGAAGGTAGAACAACAGGTTCAAGTAAAAATAATTTAGACGAAAATATTGATACATTATATTCTAAGTTTATAAATTATGGTAAAAACTTAGATATTGTAGTAAATGGTTCTACTAGAAGATATACAGCTACGATAAGTGATACGGAAATATCAACTCATGATTGTGTGGCTACATGGAAAATTACATTTACATGTTCTGCTTTATCAAAAGCTACATCAACAACATCATTAACAATGGGAACGTATACAACATCACCAACTGGATATGCTAATACAATAGCAGGAAGTTATAAAGCACAACCAATTATAGATTTTACTATAAATCAAATTGAACCATATTGGGAATCAAAGTATATAGATATTGCTAACAGTGCGCTAAATGAGAGGATAAGATTAACTAATAATTGGAATTGGTTTGACAGAGTTGTTATTAATGGTGACTTGAAGACTGTCAATATATATAATACTACAAAAACAATTATAGATGAATGTGAATCAATAACGGGTTGGACATCTAGCCATACATTAAGTCTAGAAACTTCTAATCAAAAACAAGGTAATGGTGCTCTAAATAATGTTATGGCTGGTGCAGCACAAGATTGTGATTTTATCAGACTTAATAATAGTTCATTAGACCTAAGTAGTACTAGAGGTAATGTTATTATACCCGTATTTATACCAACACCATCAGCGGGTACTGTTGAAAGTATTAAATTTTATATAGGTTCTGATGCTACATTAGCTAGTAATTACTCACTTTGGACTAAAACTACTCAATGGAACGGTACTGCTCTTGCTACAAATGCCTGGAATTATATTATGATAGATTTAAGTACTGGCAATACTGATACTGGAACACCAATTAGAACATCTATCATATCAATTAAGATAACAGTTCATGGTACATCTACAGCAATGCAACTAAGTGGTGTTTTAATTGATTATATAACGGTTCAAAAATCAAGTGTTACACCTACAATTTTAGATTATGAAGGAACAATTCCATATTTAGGTATAGGTAGTAGTACTTTAACAATTAGCGATGAATTAACATCTAGAAATATAACATTTACTGGTAGTTATTATAAGAGGTATTTGTAATGGAAAAAAAATATAGCATAAAAGTATATACGAATGATGATGCTTATTTAACAACATGGCAAGATGCAATTAATTCAGTAGAATTTAGTAATGAAATAAATACAGCCGGTAGTCAACTAAACATAAAATTAGCAAGAAATGCTGGAGATTATGGAGAAGGAACGGATGTTAATTTTAATCATAAAGTAAAAGTATATTGTATTGACAAAGAGGATACCCTAGGTCAAATTGTATTTCAAGGATATATTTCAAGTTACACACCAATATATAAAGATAATTATGTAGATGTTACAGTTTTATCTTTTGGAAGTGAATTGAGTCAGTATATGTTACAGAATCCTTTTGATACATCAAAATCACAAATAAATGAATCGGGAGAAATAAATGGTGTACTAGCACCAAACTATATACCAAATGGATATTTTGGCGGTAATGTTGATGGAGCTGGCGATTGGTTCACTGCTGGCGTGAAATTCACAACACCATCAGATATGACTAGCATTGGAAAAATTGATGTTACTTTTCATCATATAAATACTTTAACATCGCCCACAGAAACTTCATTGCCTGAAGATGTAACAATAACTTTGTACCCATTGTTATCTGGCGGTGTAAGAAGTGGCTATCCAGATTATGATAACCCACTAGGTAGCGTTACTATACCAGCCGGAACTAAACCTAACAGGATATTAGATATTACAAAAATATACGATGGTAGATATGCAGACCCATTAGTATATTCGTTCACATTTGAAGAACCAGTAACCGTAAATAGCAGTACAACATATGTTTTTGTTTTGCGTTCTGACGATGCTGGCACTTATTCAGATTCTTATTCAGGATTAGTAAATGGTAATATTTGGGCAGAATGGTATTTTGATAGTACTGAAGTAACAATGGATTCATACAGTGCTTATGACACGCCATATGCTATGGATTCATCAAGTTCAATTGGTGCAGCACAATCGTTCATAGCTAATAGTACAAAATATTTAACAAAAGCAAAATTTTACTTGGATAAAGACGGTTCGCCAACTGGAAACGCATATGCAAAAATATATAATATAACAGGTACCCATGGCTCAAATGCTATTCCTACTGGTTCTCCAATAGCAACATCAGACGCTTTCAATGTCGCAACATTGACAACTTCTTTTGCTTGGATAACATTTAATTTTACTGGTAATAATAGAGTATTATTATCAAAAAATAATAAGTATGCTATTGCGCTAGAATTCAGTGGTGGTAATGCTTCAAACTATATAGAATTTACTTGTCAATTTAATGGAGACACGCATTCAGGTAATATGTCAGTAAAGGAATCTGGTTCATCAAATTACGTAATTACAGGTGGCTATAATTTGTTTGATTTAGATTTTCAAGTAATTGGTGTACAAACATTATCAAATTCTAAAAATTATTGGTATTATGAACGTAGTGGAACACCATCTGAGGGATATAGTACTACAAAATTTATGCCATACTCTATATATCAATCAGATGGTTCAACAGAGGTAGATTATTTATCGCAAGACCCATCTAATATATTAATCGATATAATAGAAAAATACAATTTTTTAGGTGGCTCATTAAGTTACTCGGCTGGGTCTATAGATTTAACAGGAACAGAAGTAAGTTATAATTTTAATTCTAATACTATTTTAGAAGCTATACAAAAGGTTATTGAACTATGTCCAGAAGGTTGGTATTGGTATGTTGACCAATCAACGAATATTATACATTTGCACCAAAAGAATACTAATCCAGACCACTTGTTCAGTTTAGAAAAAGATTTAATAGACGCTAAATTTGAGAAAAGAATTGAAGATATAGTAAACACTATATATTTTACTGGTGGTGATATTGGCGGTGGTGTTAGTTTTTATAAAAAATATACAAATAAAGATAGCGTGTCTAAATATGGTGTTAAATCTATGAAATATATAGACCAAAGGGTAACAGTCACTGACACAGCTGATACTATTGCTAATTCAATACTTGAAACTCGCAGTCAACCAGAATTAAGAATAACACTGGATATTTTAGATAGTAATAACAGTCAGAGTCTTGGTTATGATATAGAAAGTATACAGGTTGGTGATGTAATAGCTGTTAGAAATGTAAATCAACAGGTTGGATTATCAACATGGGATGTTGCTAGGTGGGATGAATCTTACTGGGATTATAATATATTTAATCTAAGTAGTTTACAAACACAAGCTACAAGAATAAACTATAAAGAAGATGTATTAACCATTGAAGCTTCAACGATGGCTGTAGATGTAAACAAACGCATTGAAGATATTAACAGAAATCTTGAAACTTTGCAAACTATTAATAATCCAACGGGTCCAATATAGGGAGATAAATTATATGTCTAAAGAAAAGAAATTAAAAATAGAACATAAACCATTACACTGTCCAATTTGTAATAAACGATTTATGAATTTATTTGGCCAACCATTACCTAACCATGCACAAATTAGATGTACTACACCCGATGGTAATGAAATGGACTTGGGCATATGTCAAAATTGTATTAATGATGGAATTACTTTAGAAATGTGTAATGCTGTTTTAGAAGGTATTAAAGACTATTGGATGATTGAGATTGATAATAATAAAAATATGAAGTCACAAGAAAAAGCTAAAAGAAAAGCATTTCATAAATCTCACAAAATAAGCAAAGTAACAAAAGTTATAGATACTGGAAAACGGGCTGAAAAAGAAGCCCGCAAACAAGGTAAACTGCAATGATAATATTTACACCTAATACCGTTATTAAAAGTGCTGACATTAACTTAAATTTTGATACTGCTGCAGATATTCGCAACTGGTCAAACCCATATAAGTTTAGTGCCTATAGGGGTACGAACCAAAGCATAACGATAAATACAGTTACTAAAATAAATTTTGCAACAGAACGCTTTGACACAAATAATAATTATGATAGCACAACAAATTACACTTATACTGCACCAGTTACTGGATATTATAATGTTAATGCAGAAGTTCAAAGCCTTATAGCAACTGCAGCGAATGTAGATTGCAGTTTGCGTATATTTATTAACGGTGTGTATTATCGTAAAGGTAGTAATATTAAAAATGCTTCGTACCCACAAGTTAGCGTGAATTCATTGGTTTACTTATTGGCTGGGCAGTATGTAGATATACGTTATTATAGCATATTGGCTGCCGACACAATTGAAGGCACTGCAGTTAGTAACACATTTGAAATGCATTTAGTGAGTGCAGCATAATGATTATAATAAAACAATGTCTAAAATGTAATAAAGACTTTAAATGTAGGGAAACTTTAAATTCAAGTAAATACTGTAGCCGTATTTGCTATTGGGATAGTAAAAGAGGTGATAGTAATTGTGCAAAAAACTTTAAATCTGTTGGTAAACCATCTTGGAATAAAGGATTAAAAGGTTACAAAGCCGGTGCTAAACATTGGCTTTATGGTAAAAAACGACCGGAAATGTCAGGTGAAAAACACTTTAATTGGAAAGGTGGGGCTACCGATGAAGATAGAATTGAACGCAATAAATTCAAAGATACTATACAGCCAAATATTTTAAAAAGAGATAGTTATACCTGCCAAATTTGTGAACAAATTGGTGGCTATCTACAAGTAGACCACATACAACCTTGGGCAAAATATCCTGAATTAAGATTTGATGTTAATAATTGTCGTACTTTATGTATGGCTTGCCATTATTATGTTACCTATAAAAAGAAAATGCCGAAAGGTATAGTCTGGGGTCATAAACCAGATAGGAGGGTAGCATAATTTTTATATTTACACCAAACACCTTAATTAAAAGTTCAGAAGTAAATAGTAATTTTGCTGAACTTAAAACAATGACTGATTATTTAACCGTGCCAGACACTAGCTGGATTGAAGTTGGCAGTGGTGGAACAGCTCCGGCGTTTCAAAATAGCTGGGTAAATTACGATACTTCTTATAACTCTTGTGCGTTCAGAAAAGATGCTAACGGTTTTGTGTGGCTTAAAGGTTTAATTAAAAGTGGTTCGATTGGGGTAAGTTCAGCTTGCTTTACTTTACCTGCTGGCTATAGACCCCAAAAAAGAGAATTAATGGTCAATATCACGAATACTGCTATTGGCAGATTAGATGTTGATGTAGACGGCAAAGTTATAACTCATACTGGCAATAATGCTTGGTACTCATTAGATAATTGTAGATTTAAGGCGTATCAATAATGGTCATATTCACCCCCAACACAGTTATAAGAAGCACCGAGGTAAATGCTAACTTTGCAGAGATTGTGCTCCCAGTTATTAGAATAAATTCTGCTGCCGGTGACTACACACAAACAAGAGTAAATGATTGGACACCAACAACAAATAGAATAAATAATACAGATATAACATATACACCACCAATAAATATGACAGCTATTTTAATGCTATATTATTCAGCCAATCATGGTGCTGGAGCAGTAGAATTTGACCCAGCAATAGTTTACACAGTTAATGGTGGTGCATGGACATTGTTAACAACTGGAATAGGAAATATAGCAGCTTCATGGAATGCTCATCATATAAATTTCACTATAAGTCTAAATGCTGGTAGCACTTATGTATTTCAGGGTGGTGTATCAACAGCTGTTAATTGCACAATAAGAAATAGAAGTATGATAATGATGGCAGTTAAGGCATAATAAAATGATTATTTTTACGCCAAACACTGTTATAAGAAGTACTGAAATTAACGCAAATTTTGCTGATTCGATTGATTCTTCTAAACATACAAACCCATATATGTTTAGTGCCTATAAAAGTGCTAATACAGCTGTAAATGACGGTGCATATTCTGATGTAGTATTTAATACAGAAAGATTCGATACTAATAATAATTTTGATAATTCTACTGGTATTTATACCGTACCAATTACGGGGTACTACCAATTTAATATTAAGGTTAGAATATCTACTAATAATGCTGGTAGCGGTACAAAATACTTATGGAGTAGCGAAGTGTTTTTATACGATATTGATTTAGCTAGCTCGTTTGATACATCAAGACACTATGTTTATGACACAGGTAGGTTTGTATTACATGATAATACAATTGTTAATACAAGTTATTTAACGGCTGGTAAAACTATTAAGATACGTGCTACTGCTGATACTAATGAAAGTAGTCAATTTTATATTGTTGGTGGCGTGTTTACGAATATAAGTGGATTTTTGGTAAGTATATAATTAAAATTATAGGATTTTATGATGTCAAAAAATACAGATATATCAAACCTCGAAATCTACCAAGCAATAAATGAGCTACGAAAGGAGTTAGTTGCAAGAGATGAGCAACTTGAAGATAAGGTAGATAAAACCTACTTACGCATACAGGTCTTCGAGTCAGAAGTAGCACCACTAAAGAAGTTTGTATACGGCTTAATAACGATAGCTGGTGCAGCTTTAATAACAGCTTTAATGGGATTGGTACTTACAAAATGAGAAAGTTTATACACATCTTAGCATCTCTAATCATCTTAGGTAATCTGTTTATTATAGGTCTAATAGCTTTCTGGCTTATCTATGACTACAAAGTACCTGATATGAAAGAGCCTATTGAAATACTAAACGCTAATAACGAAATAGCCGCTGGTGATGTAATCAGCATGAAGCTGGAAGTCATCAAGAGTAAATCATATAAGCCCAACTCGACCAACTTCATTAAATGTAATGACGGCAACCTAGTAACGATGAACTCTACCACTAAAAACATACCATCTGGCTCTTATGTTATTGAAAGCAATACGTATATCTTACCACCAAAAGTAGCAAGAGGAGCAACCTGTCAGTTTGTATTTAAGAACGAATACAAAGTGAACCCTATCCGCACGATAACGAAAGAATGGGTCAGCGAGGAGTTTCTAATCAAATGATACAAGTCAAACCATTTGTAATTGCCAACGCGGGTACAACCAAATATATGTGTTTGAGCAACGTGCGAAAAGGCTATGGCATACCAGCCCTACACGAATACGCTTACCTAGACTGGCAGAACAACGTCCAGCATAAAGACCAGAACTTCCCTAGTGGCTGTTCAGTACCTGTTTATTTTAACTGGAATGGTGCGGTGGGTGGTGTAACGAAGAACTGGGGACATATCGCTGTCCGACTAGCCGATGGACGGATATGGACAGACGGTAAGTATTACGCAAACGTAAACGACCTATCCAAGAACTACATAGGCGGTCAAGCCTATCTTGGGTGGGGCGAACTTGTAAACAATGTAAGAGTAGTAACGCAAGGAGATACTATGGCAACAATCAACGATGACGTATCAAGGCAAATAGGCTGGCACTTCATGGGGCGTAATGGCTATGACGGCAAGCCAAACGCACTACAATCCAAGCAAGGCGACATCTACGGCAAGACCCTAGACAACGCAACAATAAGTGCTTTCTTTTTAAGTGCTGAAGCAAGAGAGTGGCGTGACAGCCGTGTACCTAAAATATACGCAGAACGTGATGCTCTACGGGCAACAAACACTAATCTGAACGCACAGGTTACACAACTTACTAAAGCCGTAGCGGAAAAGCAGAAAACAATAGACGGGCAATCAACACAGATAATAGGACTGACACAAACGGTTAATGAAAAGCAAGCTGAAATAAATGTCTTACAAGATACAAACTCGCAACTCACCAAAGAGAACGCTGAACTTAAAGCTATCATCGCTACGGGCGGTGCAGGTAACGAAGACACCGAGTGGCTTAATAAATTAGGTGAAGTCTTTATGTGGTTTATTAAACGTATTGGAATTAAGAAATAAGGAGTTAAAATTTGGTAAGAAGAAAAAGAAATGCTAATTATATAATAAATAATGAAAGGAATTGAAATGCAGATAACAACAACAAAACTAGCACTAAAGAGATTAGCTTTTTTGGTTGCTAGTGCAGCAATAACAGCAGTATTATCATGGGCCACAGGTGAATATCAAACAACAGTAGCATGGCCTATTATATACCTTGTATTAACAACAGCTAGAGATTATTTAGATAAAACTATACCTAATAAATAACAAATAGCACCATATTATTGGTGTATTTATATAAAGGAAATAGACATGGGTGAAAGGTTAGTACAACGTAAGGAATGGCAGTGGTATATAAAAAATGCCAACTAATCGTCATCATCTTTATTACCCTAAGCGGGAATACGCCAAACACACCATGCCGAATTTACTGCGACAGCACCCCGTAAACATACACGAAACAGAAACTTGGCGACATGACCAACTCCACCATAACGTAGGCACATTAGCAGTAATGAGCGAGGGGCTAGCCAGAGCTTCTTTTAAGGAATATGAACACATATTACAAGGTTTTAACCCGACTAAAGACAGACTTCATAAGTTCGGATACTTTCTTAGAACGCTAGAGATGTACGAACGAATAAAGCACGGACGAGGTGCAGTACCAAAAGAGGCTGGTTACTTTGCCGAGATTTTAAGACTACAACAACAGTATATAACACCAATGGAGTAATCATGGAACGCCAACCAAACAACGAAGAACTTTTAAGATACTACAACGAACGCAGACGGGTTATTTTAGAAGCCCTTGCTACGATTGACCATAAGATATTTTTACTAGGCTACGTTACAACCCAAGAAACTTTATTTGACGAAGAAGACTGGATAGTTAGAGGCGATGAGTGAGCATATACCCCACGATAACCCTTACCTAGAAGATGAGCATTTTGCTCAAGCATTTGCATTAGCTTTTATACGAGAGGGAACACGCCCGACAGCCGAACTATGCCAACGCTGGCTAGCCGAGGGTTTTGTAAATGAACGAGAGCTTGAAGATATGCTAGAAGCATACGAAGCTTACTGGTGGGACGGACGATGAAATACTACCCCCAATCACTTAAACCAAAACGCTTTACATGATTTTTCACATGAACAGCTAGAAGATTACACGCTGTATTTAGAGTGGCTACTAGGTAACGGTGCTACTTACTACGCACAGGTACGAGCCGAGTGGCAACGCAGAGAACAGGCAGGCTATTATGACTGAACGTGAACCCCGCCCAATAGAGTTTTATATAGACATAGGCGATAAACATTTAATATGTACACCTGAAAATACTAAAGCATATATGCACGAAAACCCGAAGCACGATTACTTATTTTATATTGTTGAACAAGATGATGATATTATGCGTGGACACCATATCTTTAGATGCATGTTAAAAGAACAGTTTGACGTAATTATAGGGCGTATGGCTAGGTATAATTACGATATTATAGACGAGGACGGTTTAGTTGGTGCTGATTTAGAAGCCTATTATTTACAGTACCCTGATGAGCTTAAACTAGATACTTACGAGATAACACCACGTCAGCAACACCACATCGACTTTTTACATTACTTACTAGAACACGACCTAATGGAAGTAGAAGATTTTGAGGGTGAGGGCGAATTACCGTTATAGATTATGGAAAGCACCAGCTTATTATATGAATTTGTAAGCGACCCAAAGGTGATAACTTTCTTAGGTTTTATGGCACTCATCGTTTATTTAGGAAAAGAACACAAATGAAAAACAAAAAATGTTATGTACATTCTTATGCTTATGTATTATAATTAAAATGTAATTTATAATATGAAAGGATTACACAGTGAAAAAACTATCATCAAAACAAGGTAATAAAGTAGAGAAAACTACTGAAAAAAAATCAAAAAAAATAGGAAGTAATATAATAGGATTAATGCTGTTGTTAGCAACTGCAAGCATATTCTATAGTACTACAGTAATAATCATGGGCACGGATGGATTAACGCCGATAATAATGGTGGTGCCACAAGCTATATTAGCTGTAGTAATATTAGTATACAAATTTTGTAAATAGGAGTACATATAGCCAATAAAAGTAATATGTAATTTAATTATATGTTATGGCTTGACTATGAAATACATTACATTAACATTAATGGGTTTAGTAATTAGTGGATTTATATTCTTAGGAATATCGAGTGTAATACAACATGATAATAAAATAAAAATGAAGGAGATACAACTTAAAGATAGCTCAGTACAGTTAAAAGAACTCAATGAACAGTATAATGAAATACTGAAACAAAAAGAAGTTGATTCTAATAAACTTAAAGAGCTTGAAAATAAGAAAAATGAGTTAGAGAAACAGCTACAGGCTAAGATTGAGAAACAGAATGCTGATAAATTAGCATTACAACAAAGTTCGAAGAAAGTAACTACTTTTTCTTCTGTAGCATCAGCTGGAGGTGATAAGTACTCACTTATGAGAGCTGCTGGTATAGCTGAGAGCGACTTTCAAGCTGTAGACTATATAATATCCAAAGAGTCGGGTTGGAAGCATCTGGCGGTGAATAGAGCTTCCGGTGCAACAGGATTGTGCCAAAGTTTGCCAGCAAGTAAAATGTCAAGTGCAGGTTCAGACTATTTAACAAACCCTGTTACTCAATTGAAATGGTGTAATGGGTATGCTGTAAATAGATATGGTGGTTGGTGGGGCGCATATAGTTTTTGGCAAGCTAATCATTGGTGGTAAGATGTAGTTTATAGATGTGTTTATAATAGAGGGGAATGCGTAACCCCTCTATTTTTTTGTAAATTCATTGTGTACAAAATATGAAATTAAGATTATAATATAGACATTGCAAGAGCTCTTAACAAACCCTTGCAATAAATAATATTTACAAATAAACAGTGAGGGTATATAATAAAGCTTGTTAAGAGCTCGCCCTCATAGAAATATGGGGGTTTTTCTTTGTCTCAAAATAATAACACACTAGAGGAAACAAATAATATAGTTGAATCACCAAATTATTATGCTATATTACCTGCAAATGTAAGATATTCTAAAATAACTGCTAATGCAAAACTATTGTATGCTGAAATAACATCTCTATGTTATAAAGAAGGTTATTGTTGGGCAACAAGTAAGTATTTTGCAGAATTATATAATGTAAAACGCGATGCTATACAAAAATGGCTATCTATACTAGAAGATAACTTATTCATAAAGAGAGAAATAATATATGAAGAAAATACAAAAAAAATAATACAAAGAAGAATATATATTATTGATGTTAAAACAAATGACAACCTAGTATACAAAAAGATACAACCTAGTATACAAAAAGATACTAGCCCTAGTATACAAAAAGATACAGATAATAAAAAAGAATTAATATTAAAAAAGAATAATAATTTATCTAATAAATTAGATAAATTAGGGAGTACTCCCGAAAATGTAAAAAAGTTGTATTACAAGTATCTTAAAGAGAACAAAATTCCAATTGCAAATCATAATATACTTAGAACGAAGATAAATGAAATGTATCAGTTACATGGTGAAAAGTGGTGTATTGACTATCTTACGTTTATGATAGAAAAGTATAGATATATAGATGATAAATATAAACCTAATATAAATACAGCGCTTGATTTATATACAAAATCTAAGTCTATAGAAAACTTAATGATAAAAATTACTAAACAAGAGGAGATATATTAATGCCTTGGATTATTAAAACACACGATGGTAAAGAACTAACAATAAGACAAAATGATGAGACTATTATAAAAGAACTTGCTAAACGCTTGGAACTAGTACCAGTGACGATGGAAGATGGTACAATTAAGTATATTAAACCAAGCAGTGTATCTCGTTTAGAATATATACCGCGCACAGATTTAAGTGTAGAAACAGAAAAACTAATATCTGCACCTGATTACAGGGGTACAGAATCACCATCAAAGGAAAAACTAAGACAAATGTTAAATGATAAAAGTTTATTATGAACTCAATAAAATTAGTAATATACGGGCAATCTTATTCCAAATCTAATAGTAGAATATTCAGTTACAGGAATGGTAAACCACTATTATTTAAGAACCAAAAAGTTGCGAAGTATGTGGAAGACGCTAGACAGCAACTTATACCACAGCTTAAGACACATAGGGTATATCTGGGCTCTGTAAAACTAAAAGCTGATATATATTACAAAACAAAACTTTCGGACCTAGATATATCCCTTGTGCAAGATATTTTACAGCAAGAAGTAGACAAAAGATACAATATAGTATTATTTAGAGGTGTCTATAAAAACGATAGACAGATAATGGAATTACATTTAAGAAAGTTTCATGATAAAGAAAATCCACGGGTAGAAATAGAAGTATCAGAATTATGACAACAAAAAAAATCAAGCGGAGTTGAAAGGATACACAATAGATAGAGTATTCCTCCGCTTGATATTTGATTATTATAAAAAAATTAATAGTATTTGTACATTTAACCATAACAACATAAAAATACAAAAAACATGAAAAAATGTAAAAAAATATATATTTTTATGGTATAAACCATATAAAATGCAATAAAAACCATAAAAAAGTTAAAAAAAGTATTTACTTTTCTGAAATTACAGTTAATAATTAAAATGTAATTAAACGAAAGGATTACACGATGAAAGAATTTACCATAGGAGAAGATACAACAATTAGTTTCGAGGAATGGGGTATTATCATAAATCAAAAAGATTACAATGGTAGTATGAAAAGAATTACATTCACAAACTTTAGTTCTATTGAACTATCAAAAATAATAAATGATAAAAAAGAAGTAAAAGAAATTAAGAGATTAAATAAATTACTTACTAAGTTAAAAAAATCTCGAAAGGTATAACAATGAAAAATATTGATGGTGTTAAAGAGTATAAACATGGTTCTTTTGGAAAATACTTTGCGACATATATACAACCAAGAGTAACAGAGCTCAATGAATTAATGGCACAACGTTCTGGTAAAACTACAAAAATTAAAGTCACATTTCTTACGAGTGATAATGATATTACTGTACAAGAACTTGATAAAGATGGTGATTTATTAGAATGCAATCATAGTGGATATGAAACAGAAAAACAAGAAGGAAGTTATATGAATGGAGATGAACTCATAGAGTTTTCGACAGACAATGATGTATATTATTGTGATAAATGTAATAAGTCAAGTGTAGACTTGAAAGAATGGAGTTAATATCATGGTACAAGATGATTTTGATGATGTATTTGTAAAAAGTGATTATCACTTTATGAAAGCAATGAAATTGTATGCAAAAGAATATGATATACATTAAGGAGAAAATTATGTCAAAAGAAGTACAAGAATATTTGAATAGTAGCACTCAGTTTGAACTATTAATGAACATTATTGCAGATGATTATAATGTAGATTTTTCTGAGTTAAGTGAATTATCTGTTAATGCGTTAAACCAAGTGATTAATAATATGAAAGGAAATAACTAATGGCAAATGTAGATAAAGAAATTAAGAAACTTGAACTTGAGTTAAATCAAGTGACGAGAACAAAATCAATACTTAATCAAAATCAAATTCAAAAATTGTGGAACAGCACTAATAAGAAATATAAATATAATAGACCAGCAAAGGGTGGTGGCGAATGGACATTTGTTAAGGGAAGTTATGTTCGTAAAGTTTTGGACAGTGTGTTTGGTTTTAACTGGGACTTTGATATAGAGACAAGTGTTGAAGAAGCTTTTAACGTAGCATCAAAGACTGGTGTTATAACAGTAAAAGGTGTATTAGTGTGCCGTGTTAAGGATGAAGAAGGAAATGTTACACCAATCAGGAAAGTACAGTTTGGTAGAGCCGAAGTTAAATGGTTAACTGAGGGTAAGTATCCAAATAAGAAACGTAAGATTGATGAATACACTGGACTTCCAGTGCCATTAGATTTTGGTAATGATTTAAAAGCTGCAGCAACTGATGCATTTAAGAAATGTGCAAGTCTATTAGGTGTTGCTAGTGATGTATATGAATCAGATGAATTTATGGAAATTACAATTGTTGATTCATATGAAGACAAAGAAAAAGGTGTAAAACGATTAATAGAAAAAAATAAAGAGTCAATTGACTCAGAAGCAGAGGTTGTAAATGAATAATCAAATTGATATAGAATTACATATTGATATAGAAAGCCTAAGAGAGACCATAGAGAGTGCTCTTGATTTGAACGATAATCAACTTTTGTTTGAAAAGTTAATAGAATTTGAAAGTGCAAAGAAAAAAATCAATGAAGCACTTGACTTAATAAAATCAATTGAGGCAGATGCCAAAGGTTTGATATTAAGCAAAGCAAATGCTCTGTATACAGATAAATGGGAGGTTATCGCAGGTTCACATTATAAAATAACTAAAAGTCCTACAAATAATGTATTCAATGTAACTGATGAAGCAGATAATGAATATATTGTTGTAAAAAAGACTGCAAATACTAAAGTTATAAATCAGTATATAAAAGATAATGGTAAATTGCCAAAAGGTATTGATTATAATATGGAACGTGGTACATCGATAAGAATAAATGTTAAAGATGAATAGAATAATATATAATTATAATATGAAATCAACCGCTAAGATTTTTAACTTTTTTAATAGGCAGCTTTTACTTAGCGGTTGGGCTGCCTTTTATAGGAGTTAAAATGCCAAGTGGAGTTTATAAAAGAACAAAGCCATCTTATATAAGAACTGATGAGATAAGAGCAAAAATAAGCAAGTCAAATACTGGCAAAAAACGTTCATTAGAAAATAGAGAAAAAATGAGAATTAGAATGCTTGGTAAAGAACCTGCGAATAAAGGCAAAAAAATGACAGAAGAGCAGGTAGAAAAAATGAGAAAAATAAAAATTGGAGTTAAATTATCACAAGAACATAAAAAAATATTGAGTGCAAGCAAAGGTGGAAGCAACGATATTGTGGGGACAAAAAAATATAAAAGAGTACATTATTGGGTATACAAACAATTAGGAAAACCAAAAATATGTGAAATATGTAATGATAATACTAAATCAAGATACGAATGGTCAAATATAAGTCAAACATATAAATATGAATTATCAGATTGGCAAAGATTATGCACTAGTTGTCATATAAAATATGATATTAGCTGCAAGACAGGAAAAAGTTATGAGTAAAAAAACTTTAAAGTTATCATATTCTATAATCAGCAATTGGGCTGATGGTAATTGGGAAGATGCTATAGCAATGTATCTTGGAAAAGATTTACCAGACAATCCATATCTTACTCTTGGTAAAATACTACACGAAAAATGGGAAAAATATATACTTGAAACAAATGAAATGCCAAAAGAACTTGGTGGTCAAAAATTAATCAACCCAGTTGTTGAACAGAAGTATCAGAAAATAATATCTCTTGGTGATGAATATCAAATACTGTTGAGAGGAGTTATAGACCTTGAATGTGAAGAAGATTCAAGTATAATATTGCAAGACCATAAATGTGGAACTGGGAGAGCAAGTCAATATGTTGATTCAATGCAACTAAATATATATAAATTATTACGTCCAAATGCTAATATTGGTAGATATGCATGCCATAATCCATATAAATGTGAAGCACTGTGTCAAGCAAAAAATCTTGATGAGCATATTTGTTATGGATATGGTATAAAGTTTTTAGATAATGATAATGCAGAAAATGCTCTTAATCACATAATAACATATGGTGGTGAAATGCTCCAATATTTATTAGCAAATAAAATGTTTAAGGATTTTAAGTAAAATGTTTTACTTATGTTTGGTTTCGGTTAATAATTAAAATGTAATTAAATGAAAGGATACAATAATGGCAAGACATTGGCATAAAATTAATGAGGAACGGTATAAGGAGTTAAAGACTGTACTTGATAACTTACAGCCTTTTAACAGAGGCAATACTATAGTTATCAAAGCGCTTGGTATTGGGCAGGGCACAGCTAGCTATATTAGGCATAGCAACAGCTACGCAGAGTACCGAAAGATAAGTAACGAGCGAGCAGGTGGAAAAAAGGTTGAAGAACCTAAAGAGGTTGTAGATAAATCTGCAACTAAAATAGCAAAAACTGAAGTTTCAGTAAATAAAGAACAAAGTCAATTAATTGAAGTTCTTAAAGATATTAATAAATCATTAATAAGATTAAGTGTTGCTTGCGAAAGCACGCCATCTAAGAAAGGCTGGTTGAAGTAATGGGAGGTACAATTGAGGGAGGAAAAAGAGCAGCACAAACCAATAAAACTCGTTATGGCGCAGACTGGTACGCTAAGATAGGCGCCAAGGGTGGTAAAAAGGGTACGACTGGTGGCTTTGCCGCTAACCGCGAACTCGCTAGAGAAGCTGGGCGCAAAGGCGGTCTAAAAAGTCGTAAGAATAAGAAAGTATGATTATAGTTGTATTGATATCTATATTAATTACTTTTACAACAGCGGTTATTTTAATGAGTGATACATACGAATCAAAAAATGTTACACCTAAAAAATCTAAGAAAAGTGTAAAAAGAGTACGACGACCAAAAAATAAGAAAAGTTAAATATTTAAGAAAGGTATATAACTATGAGAAATTTAATATTGTTAGGTTTTATTTCAATAGCTTTATTTGTATTGACATATTCAGGTTTGTCTTTAGCAGTAAACTATATTATGAAAGATTTTGATTATGAAGAAAAATCATATACAACACTAGAAGTTAAAGATAACTATGGTGTACAAAATAAACAAATATATGTTGAACAACCAGCATCAAATCCACAATCATTAAAAGTTGGTGCAATTGTAGAATAGTATGAGTAAATTAGACAGAGAAATTAAAGCAGTATTTGATGAGGCTTTCGTTACAGCGGAAAAAATAATACCTAAGATGTTAGGTTATATGATAGAGCTAGAGGGCGATGAGCTAGCAGAAAAAATTGCCGAAATGCTTATAGAAATGAAGCCTAAAGATTACGATGATTATATAGCAGACTTAAAAATAATATTTGAACAAGCTGGGTGGATAGCCCCCAACCAACCTACTAAAGCTAATAAGGAGTAACACATGAATGAGTTTTGGCAAGGATTAGAAATAGAAAAGAATATACCCATACCCGAATCTCGCAGTGGTAAGAACATAAGACTTCTTGAAAAGCTAGGGGTTGGCGACAGTGTGTATTTTAATCAAGACTCAACAAGTGTATTTAGAAAATACTACAACCCTGCAAAACGTATGGGTATAAAGATTGTAATAAGAAAACAACCCGACGGTGGTTGTAGACTATGGAGATTTGAATGACTGAACCTAACCTAGATGAGATAAGAGAACAATTAGAGGAGTTTGCAATTAGCCTAAAGCCTGGCACAACCAAAGGTAAACACCGCACAGCTATATTTGACACAGTAGAATTAGCAAAGTTAGTCCAAGCTCTTATCGCCATCCAAGTAGAAAACCAGATGATAGCCTACCAAGAACAACTACTAGCTGATTACAAAGAAGATATAGCTAACCAAGTAAGAGAGGCAAGGATAGACCAACTAACCGAACTAGACACATTTTTAGTAAACGGTACTACTATATTTGGACTAAGCGAACACGATTGGAACGATAAAATTGCCACTCTAAACGGAGTAAAGAATAAATGACTGAACCTACAATACAACCAATACAATCACACACAGAGATACTAATACAACAAGCCTACGACAGAGGCTATGCAGACAAGGCTATGAAAGTAGATGAAGCAATAGAGATGGAGCATAGTGCTAAAGGTTGTACGGCAAAGTGCCACACAGAACCAATTAAACCCATAGCAAATGACGGTATATACCCAAGATGTGTTTGGTGTGGTGGTGAGATATATGCACTAGCTGTTATTGCTTATAGCAAGGCAGAAGAACCTTGCTTAATATGTGGCAAGTTTGTGCCAGAGGAGTATGTAAAATGACAGATAACACAGAACCTATAATAGATGAGCTAATAGCTAAAATAAAAAGCCCAAACCGTATGATATTGCGTGATGACCCTATTGGTGCAATATGGGAAAAAGATGAAGACGGAAAGAAAACACTAAAAAGGCTATATGCAGAGGGTGACAACTATTGGGCTATAACTACCGAAGAACTAGCCCTTATATCTGACCAAGTAGCAAAGGCAAGGATAGAGACTGTGGATTATTACGCTTGGCGGTTTGATTGCAACACAGTAGTAAGTGAACTGTACGGCTGGAGAGACACCCTTGAAAGAGCAAAAGAACAAACGCTAAGACACTTTGACGCCACTCTAAACGGAGTAAAGAATAAATGACAGAACCTAACCTAGATACTTTGTATGAATTAGTAGGAAAGCACCTAGCTATGTGGCGTGGTACTACACCATTAGAGGACTTTGTTAATGCTGACGACTTGTACAGAACACTTGTGCCAGCCTTAGAGGAGTTTATAGCCAACCAAGTAAGAGAGGCACAAGACCAACTACTTACTAAAATGCTACGAGATAACCACCAAAAACCCATACCAGAAATGTACGCACTAGACCTACTTAAAGAACTAAGGAGTACCCAATGACCCTAGATGACAGACTACAAGAGAATATTGGCGGTGATTATGGTGCAATTGATTTAGTACCAGACGATTATACTCAAGTCAAGCAAGCTATACTATCAGACCTACTAGAGATAATAGGTGAAGATGATGTACAAAAGCCAGATGAAGATGAGTACGATTACCCATATTGTACTACTTGCGATATGTGCTTTTTTGACGGTGATAAGTCAAACGGTTGTGAATGTACGAGCCACAACAAGGTACGCCAAGAGCTAAGAGATAAAGTTAAGGAGTACTGTAAATGAAATGCGGCTTTCACCGTAATAAAAGCGGTCACTGTTTAAGCAACGATGGTACATATTGCATAGTTTGTCATGTGAGGATTGATGAATAATCTAGATAAACAAATAAGTGTTGCACTAAGAACTAAAACTGCGTATCCTGTTGTTGGTGAATTAAGTATCAACAATTACGGTCATATAATTGAGGAGTGTATTTTATGCTCTAAACAAATAAATCATAAGAATCGTAATAAGCATTTTATAAAATATCATAACATAAGCGATAGAAATGCTGTAATACAATCACTAAAGTCAATAATATTTAAGTATTCACGGGAGAAGTATGAGTAAAAAAGATTTTAATATTAATAGAGAACAGATTAAAAGTTATGTTGATAGAGAAGATAAATATAAAAAAAGTGACATAGTTAAAATGCTACAGGAGTGTAAAAAAGAAGATGTAGAACATATATTAAATGAATGGTCACTTGAATTATTAGTGCAACATTATATAAGTATTAAGAGACATTATATAGGAGGCCAATTAATGTGCCCACGACATGATAAATATTTTAGAGACTGGAATACATATGCACCACATATGATTGAAGAGTTATTTTTAAGAAATGATTGTTTACTTATTGATGATTTCAGTGTATAATTAAAATATTGTAATAATGAAAGGATACAATGAAAGAAAGATATGAAGCTATAGCATTTCAAAATATAAATAACGTCAGAGGTGATACTGATTTTTTAGAAGATATTGGTTACACAACACCTGATACATTTATAGATGAACTAAATGGTATAGATGCGTTAAGAAAAGCATTAAGAAAAATAAACGGAGGTAATAATGAATAACACTAATGAAGTTTGGAAAAATAAAGTTCGTGAAATTGCTGAAAATCCACAATACATATCACATCCGCGTGATATGGAAGTCAAAGAAAGATTAGCAGAACAATATACTGTTGAAATGCCAGCGTATATCGATTTAGATGAAAGAAAAGTAAATGTTAATTTTATGTTTGCAGAAGCAGCCTGGATAATTAGTGGTTCAAATAGACTTTCAGATTTGACACCGACAATGAAACGATATGCTGATTTTAGTGATGATGGTGTATTCTTAAGGGGTGCATACGGGCCAAAGGTTGTAGACCAACTTGGATATATAGTAGATACATTAGAAAAAGATAAAGACTCTAGGCAGGCTGTTTTAAACATTTGGCGTGAACGGCCAGGAGAGTCAAAAGATATACCATGCACAACCAATATGCAATTTATTATTCGTGATAATAAATTAAACATGATTACAACAATGAGAAGTCATGATATCGTATTAGGATTTACATATGATGTATTTAGTTTTAGTATGGTTGCAAAAGCTGTGCAATTATTATTAAAAGATAGAGGTATTGATGTAGAGCTTGGAGAATTAACAGTTACAGCAGGTTCAATGCACTTATACAAGACACATTATGAAAAGTATAAGAAATGGACAGAATCTGACAGAATTAACAAATCTATAAGTACTGTTGTAGACTTCATAATGGAACGTTCATTAGATTACCATTCATTAATAAATAATCTAGAAATGATGAGCAAAAATTATCAAGAAGGAGACGAAGAGGTATTATGAAAAAAATATACATAATTGAAGGTCCTGATGGTACTGGTAAATCAACACTCGCGAATGAAATAGCAGAACAGAAAAAAGCAAGTATATTACATTGTAGTTTTGATAAGTCATGGGATATTAAACAACATCATGTTGATATGTTTAGAGCTGCAAAGTTAATAGGCCAATGGATGCCAGTTGTATTAGACAGATGGTCATATAGTGAATTAGTATATGGTACTGTGTTTAGAGATAAGCCATCATATGATGTAAAGGATTTCTTATTTGAGAATGAACATGATTTATTAAATGCAATATGGATATATTGTAGAAATGATAAAGCCGCAGAGAATCATAAGAAAAATATGCAACTTCGTGAAGAAATGTATGATGACATGTCAGAAGTAGCAAAAACATTTGATGAATTTGTGCGCTCTGATAAAGATATAAATTGGATTGAATACGATTATACAAAAGTTAATATGAAAGAATTTGTGGAGGATTTATAATATGGAACAATATAACTCAAGAAACCCTATAGTAGACAATGAAGAGTTTCAAATAAAATATGGATTTAACCAAGAACCTATGACTGAAGATAAATTAAGTTTTAGAATGGATTTATTGACAGAAGAATTCCAGGAAACAATGGCTGCGTTCATGCAACATAATGCCGAAGAATGGGTTGATGGACATATAGATTTAATTGTTATAGCATTAGGTAATTTGTTCTTGGCTGGAGTTGATGTTGAAAAAGCTTGGGCTGAAGTTTATAGAGCTAATATGAGTAAAGAGCGCGGTATTAAAAAAGGTAGAGAACACAGTGGTGGATTTGATGTAATTAAGCCATCTAATTGGGTAGCACCATCTCATGAAAATAATCATGGAATTTTAAATGAATTATTCAATCAAGAGAATTAAAGCACACTTAGAAACAGCATATATTTATTCAAAATTAAGTTATGCAACAAAGAAAAAAGTTGGCGCTGTGTTAGTTTCGGAAGATAGGATAATTAGCGTTGGATATAATGGAACGCCAACTGGCCTAGACAACACGTGTGAATATTATGATGAAGATGGTAAATTACAAACATATGATTCTGTATTGCATGCCGAAGAAAATGTTATAGTTTTTGCTGCTAAACATGGTGTAGCAACTAATAATTGTATGATGGTCATTACTCATTCACCGTGTATGAGATGTGCAAGATTAATAGTACAAGCTGGTATAACAGATGTTATATATGGAGAATTAACACGACACAATGACGCAATTAATTACTTGGAATCTGCTGGAATAAATGTTAATGACATAAAATTAATTGAGAATACATTATGAAAATACTAATCATAGACACTTTAACAGAAACATATAATGGTACGATGGTAAGAAGTGGATTGCAAAAAAGTGCAGTACTTGATGCACAAGCTTTTTCATTAAGATATGATACTACATTTATGTATTGTGGCAATAGAGAAGATACATATAATTATAAACATCATATAGTTGCAGAACTTGGTTCAAAAGATTATTTAATATCTCAAGGTTTAGACCCAAAATATCAGTCTTCCAAGATAGTAAAAGAATATGTATTAGACAATATTGAGTTTATGAATCAATTTGATAATATTATATGTCACATACATTCATTTAGTAGTTTTAGAATTGCAGATAAATTAAAAGGCAAAAATATTTTGTTTATTATACATGATGTATTAGATTACTTTTACTACGGTGGATTAAATAGAAATTATCATAAAATAAATAAAACAGATAATAATGTAAAAATAATAACAAACAGTCAATATAGTATAGATAGAGCATGGCCTTACTATCATCGTAGAAAAGAAGATATGTCAAAACCAGACGAAGTATTTTATGATTATATACGTCATTTTGTGTGGACTGATATAAAACCTATGGTACAAGAAAAAGAAGATTACTCTAGTATAATAGGTAGATTTGAGCCTAAGAAATTCCATCATAAATTATATAAGTTTAATCATGATACTCATAAAATTCATCACTATGGTATTAAAGATATTAGAAGAGATAAAGATTTTAAGTATTTTAATAAATTACTTAAAAGTGGAAATGAAGTATTTGTAGGTTTAGATGATGAACAACTTTCTATGAGTGTATCAAAAGGTATGAACATATTAATACCTTGCTGGCATGAAGGTTTTGGATTTACAGCTTTTGAAGCTGGAATATTTGGTTGTGTACCCATAGTAATGGAAAATCGTTCACCATCACAAAACATAGGACATGCTACTGCACAATATCTTAAGAGAGCAAATGTATTTCACTATGTAGTTTCATCTCAATCAGATTCTAAGTTATTTGATGTAATAGAAGAATCTCGTAATGTTACACATGAACAAAGAGTTGAAATAAGCAATAATTTATTAAAGTATTTTAGCGTAGATAATTATATTAATGAAAGAATAGATTTATTAAATAAATCTAATAAGGAGTAACATGGCTAATAAAGTTGGAAGACCACGTAAAGAAAATAGGGATGAAATTGTAAAGTTTCAGAAAGTATCAATGCACATACCAACATATAATAAACTAAAACAATATTCAATCAAGAGAAATAAACATATGGTTGATGTATTAGATGAAATAATAGACAAAAATGTATTGTAAAAAATCTAAAATATGAGATATAATTAACATTAGGAAAAAGGAAACATAATATGTCTTGCACAATATGTGGGAGAAACAAAGTCGACGGTTACAAACAACCAATGATTCTAAACATTCCGCCATACGGTGCAAAAGACATGATTGTTCTTAAAAATAAAAATAAGCAAAAACTTGAAAATAGTCAGTGGAATAAAGATACACATAAACTTTTAATATTTACAGAAAATATAGATGAAATTAATGCAAAAGATTATGATAATCTTTTAGAAGATTACAATATACAGTCATATGTTATAAGTGTGTATAATGATAAAGAAATTGACAGTGATGAAATAATAAGAGCAACTTCATATATTTTACCTGCGAGACTAAATATTTTATATAATGGAGAGTTAAAAAAATCAATCGTATTTGTAAAGAATGATAGTAGTATTATTATACATGATTATTTTGAGAACATGAATTTTGATATAGTTTCATTTATTAAAAACATAAAACATTACATTGGTGGGGAAAGTGTTAATCTTACGCAAGAATAAACACTTATTTATATGTAAAAAGTATTATGTTATTGTTTATGAATATGAATCAAAACTAAAACAATCTATAAATATACATTGTATAAAAATAACAGCTTATAGAAATTTTGAGAGATTCTGGAATGAATTAGAGAACTCATTACCAGATGAATATGATACATTTAGTGATATTATACGTTTAGCATCTTTATATCATATGAATATATGTGGAAGTTATTCACACCCAGATGAATATCTATTAAAAATTGATAAGAATAGGAGTGTAGAAATATGTTAAAAATTGTATTCTATGGTAATTTTAGTGTAGATTATTGTAGCGAGGTGCATTATTCTAAAACTCTTAAAAAAATGGGTCATGAAGTTATAGAACTTCAAGAAACAACCATAACAACTGATGAAGTATTAGAACAAGCACTAAAATCAGATTTATTTGTATGGGTACACAGTCATGGGTTTATAAATCAGGGTTCTTTAAGCATGGACCAAGTATTAGAAGAGTTAAAGAAAAATAATATTCCTACTGTTGCTTATCATTTAGATTTGTATATGCCATTAGACAGATGGAAAGAATATGAAAATAGTCCATATATGAAAGTAGAACATTTCTTTACCGTTGATAAGTTAATGGCCGAATGGTTTAATGAAAATACAAATGTAAAAGGTCACTATCTTCAAGCTGGTGTATTTGAGCAAGAATGCCATATGGCAATGATGCCAAAAGAAATAGATGTAATATTTGTTGGTTCAAGGGGATATCACAAAGAATGGCCATATAGACCAAAACTAATAGATTGGCTAAAAGAAAACTATAGAGTATTTCGTCATATAGGTGGCGACGGTGATACAGGAACTATTAGAGGTCTTGAACTTAATAGGTTTTATGGGTATTCCAAGGTTGCTATTGGAGATACACTATGCGTAAATTATAACTATCCATATTATTGGAGTGATAGAGTATATGAGACATTAGGTAGAGGAGGGTTTCTTATACACCCATATATACAAGGTATGGAAGAACATTTTGAAGATGGTGTACACTTGGTATTTTATGAGTATGGTGATTTTAAACAGCTTAAAACACTTATAGATTATTATTTAGAAAATGATAATGAACGCGAAAAAATTAGACAACAAGGCCATGAGCATGTTAAAGCTAATCATACGTATAAAAATCGTTGGCAAAACATATTAAAGGAGTTACAACTAAATGACTAGGAAAGAATTTAGAGAAGAACGTTTAGATGAGATTCGAAGAGATAAAAGAACAATAAACGAATTTCAAGTTAAGTTTAAGGACCTCGACGCTATTATAGCTTTACAAATAATACATGAACTTCTTGAAAGAGAAAAGCAATCTTTAATAAATGAATAATATACTTAAAAAAGATATTAAATGGAAGAATGTTAAAATTCTTAAAGATGATTGGAAGGTTGCAGACAGCCCGTATGCTTATGAGTTTATATTACCAGAACCATTAGCAAGTTGGGATGTCTACGATTACTGGGAAAAGCCTAGATTTGAAAGTATGAGAGACAACCTTAAAAAAGGTGATGTATTATTTGACATTGGAACTGAACAGGGCTGGTGTAATTTAATATATGCTGATTTTGTTGGACCCGAGAACATGGTACTAATAGAACCAACTAAAGAATTTTGGGGTAATATAAAATATACGTGGTTAAAAAATTACAGTGTTAATCCTAAGGCAACATTATGTGCATTATTAAGTGATAAGACTCAAAATGGATATATACCAAAAAATGAAGTGTGGTGTAAAGAATCTGATGTGGATTTTATTATAGATAGAAATAAATATCAGTATATTCATGATAATACAGAGTCAATACCAGAGGTTACACTTGATGATTATGTAAATATAACTAAAATTATACCTAGTGCATTAACTATGGATGTTGAAGGTGCTGAATATTTGATTATAAGTGGCGCAAAAGAGACAATTAAAAAGTATAAACCAAAAATATGGATTAGTATTCATCCTGATATGAGTGCCAGAGATTATAATACATCTAAACAGCAGTTACTTGAATTGATGACATGGTTTGGATATATTGGTGAACATTTATCAACAGACCATGAAGAACATTGGTATTTTTATTATGCAAACGATTGATTTATTGTACGTAAACTATAATTTGGAAGCTCCTTGTAGGGGCTACTGGGATATGACGTTCTTAGATGATATCTTATGTCATAAACAATGGAAACCTATATATGAATATAACTTTAAAATAAAAGAGCTCAGGCAATTGTCGGAATATTCCAAAGGGGCAATCATAGTTTTAGCAGCCCGTTCTCAGGTTGATTTTGCAGAAAAATTCAATAAAGACATCCAAAAATATGGTTGGGTGTTATTATTTATAGTTGGAGACGAAGAACAGCTTTACCCCATAGAAAAAATAAAACATAAAAATATAAAAATATATACAATGAGTGATGTTAAAGAAAATACAACAGGACTTATGAATGGTTATGCACCGCAAATTCATTACAGTACAAGTTCAAAAATAGAAGAAAAAAAATATGCATGGTTTTTTAGTGGACAAGTAACTCACCAAAGACGCATAGATTGTGTAAACGAACTTAAAAAGAGAGATGATGGTGTATTAAACACAACTAGTGGATTCGCAAAAGGACTACCACATGAAACATACTATGATTATTTGTACGACAGTGTTGTATCATTATGCCCAAGTGGGCCTGCGACACCAGATACATTTAGATTATACGAAGCATTAGAAATGGCATGCGTTCCAATTGCTGATAGTAAAACTATTAAAAATAATACTGATAGAACATATTGGACTCAACTCTTTGGTGAAGAACCACCATTTCCGATTTTAGAGGAATATTCACAATTAAATGGATATATAGATGACTGCATTAATGAATATCCAAAACGAAACAATGATACATTTTCTTGGTGGATTAGATATAAAAGAGATTTTACTTATAAAATAATAGATGACATAAGTACATTATCTAAAACAAAACCAACAAAAACTAATAATATTACAGTGATAATGCCAGTGAGTCCAATTAAGAGTCACCCAGATATAAGCATATTAGATGAAACAATTAGGTCTATTAGGCATCATTTACCTACATCTGAAATAATACTTACATTTGATGGAGTTAGAGAAGAACAAAAAGATAGAATGTATGACTATAATGAATTCATACGAAGGATACTTTGGAAGTGCAACACTGAATACAAGAATGTATATCCATTGATTTTTAAAGAGCATATGCACCAAACTGCAATGGCTCGCGAAGCATTAAAATATGTAAAAACTGATTTAATATTATATGTTGAACAGGATACTCCGCTTGTTTTTGATTATGAAATTCCATTTAAAACATTAAGCGGCCATATATTAAGTGGCACAAGTAATATGATACGATTTCATTTTGAGGCTATGATACCTAAAGAGCATGAACACATGATGCATGGTACAGAGCCTGGTATTGAATTAACTAAAACGAGTCAATGGAGTCAAAGACCACATTTAGCAAGTAAAGCATTCTATGATAGAATACTCAAAGATTACTTTACAGATAATGCAAAATCTTTTATAGAAGATAAAATGCATGGAGTAGTTGATAATGCATATAGACAGTTTGGAATTCAAGGTTGGAACCAATTTAGAGTACATATATATACACCTGATGGAAATATAAAGCGAAATTATCACCTTGATGGACGTGAAAATGAAGAGAAATATGATAATCTACAAATATTTTAAGTGTAGAAGGATAGAAAATAATGCCTAAAGGAATATATACAAGAACTGAATATCACAAATCAATAATGAGTGATTGTCATGTTGGTATAAAAAGGAAACCATTTTCTGATGAGCACAAACAAAAAATAGGAAAAGCTAATAAAAATAAGAAGCGTTCAGAAGAGTACAAAATTCATTTATCTAAAATAAATAAAGGGCGAGTACCATGGAACAAAGGGTTAAAAAATGTTTATTCAGAAGAAACGAGAAAACAAATAAGTGCAGCACTTAAAGGCAATAAATTATCTGAAGAAACTAAGATAAAAATTGGAATTAAAGTCTCTAGGGCACTTAAAGGGAAAAAATTGTCAGAAGAACATAAAAAATCTATTAGTAAAACATTAACTGGCTTTCATCATACAGAGGAAACAAAAAATAAAATATCAAAAAATAGTTTTGTAAAAGGTAAGTTCGACGAAAATAGTCATAACTGGGTTGGTGATAATGTAAGTTATAGTAGACTACACACTTGGGTCAGAGGAAAATTAGGCAAACCATTTTATTGTGAACATTGTGGTTCGAGAGATTCATCAAAGAAATATGAATGGGCAAATAAAAGTAGAGAGTATAAAAGAGAATTATCAGATTGGATTAGATTGTGTAAAAAATGTCATATAAAATATGATAATGTACCAGAAAAAATATCTGAATCATATAGAATAAAGAGAGAAAGTTTTACAAGATGAGTAAATTAGGAATAATAGTAAGAGCAGACTTGGGTTCAGGTTTACAATCACAAACTTATAATTTAACAAGAATGTTAAAGCCTAGTAAGGTTTTAGTTATAAATTCTGAGTCATTTAATAAAAGAGAGCAAAAATATGAATTATATGACGGGTTTGATACTATCATAAGTGATGGATTTATAAATAATGATATAGCATTGAATTTTTTATTAGGATTATCTCATATACTAACTGCAGAAACATTTTACAGTCATTTTCTCGTACAGCAAGCTAATATTAGAAGGATTAAAACATTTCAACAATTTAATTGGGAATTTTTAGAACATCATCAGGATAAATACTTACCATATCCATCATTATTTTTGTCTCCAAGTTATTGGAAATTGAAAGAAATGGAACAAAGTTACAAAAAAGTAGAATACTTACCACCTCCAATAATTATGAATGACTTTAAGGAAGCAAGAGATGTAAATCTAAAAAGAACGGGTAAAGTAAAAATTCTACACATATTAGGTACACTTGCTAGCTATGATAGAAACGGAACGAAAGATTTATTAGAAGCATTAAAGTACTCTAAAGCTGATTTTGAGCTTGTTATACGTGCACAAAGTAAAAATGATGAAATAGTTAACCTAATAAAAGATAAAAGAGTAAATATAATAATAGAAAATATCGAAGAACAATCAGATATGTATAAAGATTTTGATTTGATGATACTTCCAAGACGGTACGGTGGATTATGTTTACCAATGAATGAAGCTTTGTGCAGCGGATTACCAGTATTTATGAGTGATATGATACCAAATAATGTAGTATTACCTAGTTCATGGTTAATAGATTCTGTAAAATATACTGAGTTCATGGCAAGAACTTCAATAGATGTTCATCAAATAGATGTAAAAGAATTAGGTGAAAGAATTGATTGGTTTTGTGCATTAAATGATAATGAGAGACAGAATCTTAAACTTCAAGCATATGAACTTGGATATAATAATTATTCAAGCGATATATTATTAGAAAAATACAATAATGTTATGGAATTTTATGGATAGAACTACATTAATTTTACCAATAAGTAGGTCAGATTATATAGATGAGTTTATCACATCTATTGAGTTATTAGATTGTGATATACATAAAATCTCGTTGTTAGCTATCATAGACGGAGACACAAACTTATACATAAAAGTAAGAAATAGATTTAATGAACTGAAATATCATGAAAAGTTAGTAGTTCATTATAAGTCAAACCAAATAAAGTCAAATTACGATGTATTAGCAAGAAGAATTCGCATAGCAGATATACATAATTTTGCAAGAGAGTATGTAAAGAACACAGAATACGTCATGGTTGTAGAAGATGACACAATAGTACCTCGTGATGCATATAAAAAATTATACAATCATTATATTACAAGAGATTTGTATGCTGGATTTGTTCAAGGTGTTGAAGTTGGAAGATGGGGAATAAAATATCTTGGTGCATGGCTCGTAGATGATATATATAATCCAAAAAATATAACATCAACAAAACTTGAAAAAGATATTAAACAAGTAGATGCAGGCGGATTTTATTGTTTTATGACCAAGTCCGAGTACTATATAAATCATAATTTTAAGCCATTCGATAATAATGGACTAGGACCAGATGTAGATTATGGATTAGAAATGAGAAGACTTGGATTACAAAACTATACCGACTATTCAATTAAATGTATTCATAAAACTAAAGATGAAGATATAAAAGTTAAAGAAGATATAGATACTCTGATGATGGTAAAAAATGAATCAGGTAGATGGAGGCAATCTTATGTTTGACAAAGAATTATACTGGAAAAATCGTAAAGAAGGTAAAAAAGGTGATGGTATATTACCTCCATGGAAAAAACTCGTAAAAAGTAGCGATGTACAAATTCAATTCATAGATGGCAAGATGGTAGCAATGCCTCGATATATTCGGCGTAAGAAAGGAAACAGAAAGAAATGATATTTTATTTTATACTCTCATGTTTAGCTGTCTTTAGAATTACGTATATGATAATAAACGAAAACGGACCTTATAACATATTCGGAAAATTATCTTATTACATAAAATCCAAAAGATATAAAGATGGAGGTATAGTACAATTATTCACATGCTTCTATTGTTTAAGTATCTATATAAGTATACCATTTTCAATATTCTTAAGTAACAGCATATTAGAATTTATTTTATATACATTATCGATGTCTACAGTCTCTATATTTTTATATGAATGGTTTGAGTCAAGATGAACGATAAAAACATAACACTGAAAGCTAAACTTACAAGTATCCATCCATTAGTTACAGGAAACTTTAGCTTAATATTCAAGACCGAAGATATAAGTATAGAAGACAAAATGTCCATACTTAATTATCACCAAAAAGAAGGTACTCTATCATTTACAGAAAAAGAACAAGATAAACAAATTAAAATTAAGAACATATCAGAACAAACACAGTACCAAAGAATAAAAGCCCAGTTAAAAACTAAATACGACATAGAAGATACAACTGAACCTTTTATAGAATGGTATAGCAAACAATTAGATATAATAATTAAATATATAAGAGATAATAAGATACTTTAAGGAATAAAACATGGCAGATTTAGAACCAATAGATGATATAATGAAGCTTAAAACTGAAAAACTGACAGAGATTCAGCTTGACGTTTGTCGTAAGTGTAATAAAAGAGCTGTTGATACTGTAAAATGTCTAAAGTGTGGAGCGTTTAGAAATGGTGGTAAACGAGAAAACTCTGGTAGAAAAATATTACCAAGAACAATAGAAACTATGGAAGTCAAACGTAAGTTTGTAGAAAGAGTAAACAAAGCTGCCGATAGACTTTACAATGCTCAATTAGATATTGCATTAGGTGAAAAATTCTTAATGGTACGTATACCTATAAATGATGAAAAGAGTAAATATAAGACCGAAGTAGTAACTGACCCAGATATTATTGCAGAATATATAGATGATAATGGTGTGACATTAAATAATTCAGGTGATGATTATTATTATATGACTACTCGACCTGCAAACAATCAAGCTATACAAAGTATGCTAGACAGAGCATTTGGTAAAGCACCTGAAAAGATAGAAATTGAAGGTTCATTCTTTAAAGCTAATAAGCTTGAAATAAATATAGTACAGAAAAGAAATGAAGATGATATTATAGATGGTGATATTATAGAAGATAAAGATGAGTGAAAACACAATTAATTTAGAATTAAGCGAAAAACAGATGTTAGCGTTTAATTTATTAGAAGACCCACAGGTTGTAGAGTTAGACTTTGGTGGAAGTGCAGGTGGAGCCAAGAGTTGGACAGTGTGTTTATGGGCAGTGATACAATGCAGAAACTATCCTAGAATACGAATAGGTATTGGTAGGCGTGAACTAATGAGATTAAAACAGACAACACTATATACCCTACTACGAGAAGTGCACCCAAAGATTGGTGTAAAAGAAAGTGACTATAGATTTAAGGGAGATTCTAATACAATAATATATGCAAATGGTTCTGAGATACAATTATTTGATTTAGCGTATGCACCATCTGACCCTGACTATGATACACTCGGTTCGCTTAACTTAACACACGTCATTATCGAAGAAGTGGGAGAAATACGAAAAAAGGCGAAAGACGTATTTGGGTCTCGTAAAGATAGGTATCTCAATGAAGAGTACGGTATTACGGGTAAAGTTGTAATGACACAGAACCCTTCTCAAAACTTTACACGTACAGAATTCTATGAGCCATATACTCAATTGGGTGGTGGTGAATATCAAAAATGGCCTATAGGTAATATGTACGTACGGTCAGTAGATGAAAAAGGTAATAAATCAGAAATAAAGAAAGAAGCGTTTAGAGTATTTATTAAAAGTTTGCCAACAGATAATCCTTTCTTGAGTAGGAACTATATAGAGACACTAAAGAGGTTGCCGGCACAGCAACGAAAGCGTCTTTATGAAGGTAATTGGGATTATATGGACGATGATGATGGATTGTTTCCAGGGACACTTATTGACAAAGCAATATCGTATCAACCACCAGAAGAATTATCTCCAATGTTTATAGGTGTAGATGTTGCAGATAAGGGTAAAGATAAAACAATAGCCACTCTTATACAGAATGGTATTGTTACAAAGCAAGTAAGATTTAATGTAGATACTGTTGGCGAGAAACCAATAAGTGAGTTATATGCATTAGAGTTAATTAAGTTTGCACAACAACACGGATTCACAGCAAAAGAAGCTAGCAATATAGCAATAGAATCAAATGGTGTAGGTGTAGGTATGAGAGACTTTATGAGAAGTAAAGGTTGGTTTATTACAGAATATACAGCAACGTCATTAACAAGAAGTGATGGTTTTTGGAATTTACATGTATCACTTGAAGATGGAAGTCTTAAATTATATTTGCCTGATGATACTTTGCAAGAACTTAGAAGACAACTATCATTGCACAGCTATGAGATGAATGATAAGTTAATAGCTATCGTTGAGCGTAAAAAGATAATACGAGAGACATTGGGATATTCACCAGATGAAGCAGATTCATTAATGATTGCTAACTATGTACGAGAAGGTGGAAATAAAGACCCACGTTATGATACAAGTAGGATATTATTCTAATGGCCAAAATACAACAATGTAGATATTGTGATAGTTTATACCATTTATCTTTTCAATGTTATAAAAGACCAAAGAAAGAAAAACAGATAGCATTTGAGAAGTGGCGTAAATTGATTGCTATACCTTATCTAAAAGATAAGTATGGAGATAGATGTGCTTGTTGTAAAAAGCCACAAAAATATTACGATTTAGACCACATTAAAAACGTAGGTTCACATGCAGAATTAAAGATGGATATTAATAATGTACAGTTATTATGCAGAATACCATGCCATTTTAATAAGACTAATCATATTAAATGTAAACATTCTTAGAAAAAAGTATTTACAAATAAGTAATTATGGTGTATAATCAAAATTGTAATAAATTGAAAGGATTACACATGAACCAACCTAAGTTTATAGAAAATATAATATTAGATGAAGAGATTGTAGTACTACCAAATCTTGGTATCGGTACTATATATCTTTGCGATTTTATTGGAAATGTAGCAATTGTATTTGAGAATACATCAAGACATCAAATATATGAAGAGTTCAAGACAATTAATGACGCTTCAATAGCATTTGATAAGTTAGTGAAAGATTATAAAGCTTAATTATGAAGTACGACAGTATTGAACAAATCAAAAAAATTAAGATGCTTTATAATACTGGTGTATACACACGAGAATTAGCTGAGACTTTAGCTAAACCATATATTAACGATATAAATAGACGAGGTAAAAAGATTGCTAAAAATCATAATAAAAAATATTATGACATATCTTTTGCAAGTCTAATGAGGTAATTATGAAATATATAACTAAAAAAGAAGCGAATAGAGTATTAGCAACAGTAAATGGTTTTGATATGACCTATAGTGATTATTTAGATAACACTGGCGTAGAATTTGAGGTTATAGATGATACAAATTAATATTAATCTTACCAATGAAGAATATCGTCAACTATGGCGGTCATTAGATAATGATTCAATTGATAATGACCCTAAAAATGTTAAGTTAATTAAGTCTATTGCTAATAAGATTGGATTTTCAATATGAGTAATTGTATATTTTGCGGAACAGAAATCGAAGAAAATTATTGTTATGAATGTGCAGAAACAGCAAGTGATTTAGGCTTAGACTATGAAGATATGGTAAATTCAATATGAATAAAGTATTTGTTGTAGAAAAAATAAGTAATCAATGGCGAAGTAAACGTACAAATGGCTGGTGTATCACAGTAGTGGCTAGAGACCTCGATACTGGCAAGTCATATAAAACATATCCTGATACTACATTTAGCTCCTATGGTGCTTGGAGCAACCTAAGAGTGAATGACAAATTTACCAATGTTAGCATACTTAATGAACAAAAACGTATAATGTCAAGCGCTAACTATCCAAGGATAGTAAATAGAAATTCACAGCAAATAGCTTTGATATAATTATTTATATAATGGAGAAACATAAAGCATGAAATCTAGCAAACAATTATTTGATGAATCATTGATAAGAGCGGATGCAATCTTAAACTATTCTCCAAAACAACAAAGGGGCGACGACGGTAAGTGGTCTAAAGGTGGTGGTTCGGTAAGTAGCTATACTAAGTCAGCAGATGGTTATTCAGAAGTTATAAAAGAAGCTAAAAAATATAAAAATGCGAAAGATTTTGTAAAATCATATGGTTTAAGTAAAGCCAAGTTTTATAGTAAGTATTATCAACACATAGATTTGCGTGGAAGACAATCAGGAAATGCTGTTAAAAATATAGAAAATATAAACAAAAAAGGATTTGAACGTTTGTCAGCATCATTCGGAAATACTTTTCCAGTTGGAAGAGGTGGATTTGAAGGAACTATGGCTGATAGATATTTAGCTAAAAAGAATGATGTTGTATATCTTGTACCAAAAGTAAATATTGATAAAAATGCTAATATTAAAAATGGTTGGAAGCCAAAACCATATGAAATAATAATAGCAAAAGAAGATGCACCTAACATGTATACACACTATCAAGATAGATTAACTGAAATATTTGAAATGGCAAAATAAAAAAACAAAATGATTTTGATATAATAATATTATAGGTATATCTTTAAAAATATATTAATCAACTAGAGCACATCCTAGTGACAAATAAAAGGGATAAATCATTATTATATGAAAATTACTAACAGAATTAAATCCGCAATAAAAGGATTTACAACAGTAGATAATAACTATAATGAACAAGCTACTTTGGCTCGTTCATTTTTGAAGTATGGCAACCAAAAGCCTCTAACCCAAGACTGGTCAAGTGTAATAATGGATGACAGTCAGTTATATCAGGGTTATCCATATGCTGCCATAAATGTTCGCGCAAATAAACTTGCACAACTTGCTACAGAGAATGTTAAAACTGAATTATTAGAATCTTATGAGAATAAGTTAAACATTAAAGATGATGAGTACTTACACCCATATCTAGAAATAATAAACAAATCACCTACATTTTCTAACTATAAGTTTTGGTATGACATATCAACTTATTTAGATTTAGAAGGTGTTTATTATTTGATGGCAATAAGAACTGTTGCAGGAGAAGGTGACAACAAACGTGTAGGTAATATACAGTCATTCAAGCTTACAAATCCATATAACATTAGACGTGTTATAAATGAGAGTACTGGAGACATTGGTGGATATGTAGAGGCAAAGAATGGTTTTGTCAGGGAAATTCCAATAGATATGATTATACCTATTGTGAAATTAAATCCATTTAATGATAATGAACCATATGCAATGACTGATGCTGCTAAAGAATATCAGTATACACTTAAACAAGCTGGAGACTACACACGCCACTCACTTAAGAATAACATGTCAGCACCTGGTATATTGAATACAGATGTACTCTTGCCACAAGAACAATTTGAGAACTTTAAGAACCGTGTAACAAGCCAAGAAAAAGGTGTACCACTATTTGGTAACGGTTCTGGAGCAATAACTTGGGAGTCTATGCAGATAGACCTTGACAAAGCAAGTCTTACAAGTATTAATGAAATGAATCGTGCTACATTATTTGCAGTATCAGGTGTTGGTAAAACTATTATGGGTATTGAAGAGTCAGGTACAACTCGTGAAACTTCTAAAACTCAGAAAGATTTGTTTACAGAAAACCATATTATACCACAACTTCAGTTAATTTTAGATGCGTTCAATCAAGATTATAAGAACAATTACAATAAAGAATACTTAGTTAATGGTGCAGAATTATATATTGATAGTCCACTTGGCATAGATAAAGACACTGAGCTGAAAGATAAAGAAATAGAACTTAAAGAAATAGCAGTAAAGAAAGAAGAGTTTACTCTTTATGATATGCTACTATCTAAAAGTTATACATCTGATTCTATTAAACAATATCTTGACGGTGATATTGAAATTAATGAACTTAAAATAGATGAGAAACATAAGAAAGAGCAAGAAGCCAAGGCATTAGAAATCCAAGGTGTACCTGTTGTTGAAGAAGACAAGGTTGAAGAGAAACCAATTGAAGAAAAGCCTATAGAAGAAAAGCCAAAAGAAGAAAACAATACAATTGTTAAATATAACATCAATAACATAACAAATAATGCTAAACCTAATGACAATGAAGAAGAAGAAACTATAGACCTTGAAACAATAAAAGAACTTAATAATTATCTAATATTACAAAATCAAGTTACTAAAAAATCTATAAATGATGTAGATAAAACTAAGTTCATTGAGATTGCAACTGACTATGAGAAAGTGAAGTCATACATTAAGTTAGATAAAAAGATTACGAGTATGTATGAACTTGAAGAACAAACACCTATATATTCATATTATTTGGATAGTAGTTTATATAAGTTGTATTGTAAAGATGCATTAGAGAGTGCCTCTGGAGCAGATAATAACCTAGAAGGTCTAAATAAGATAGTAAATAAGAAACTTAATAAAAAAGTAATTAAATTTGACGACTATAAGATACTTACCAACGATTATGATTCTGTAGTTGAATCGGCCTATCCTAAAGAACTTAACAATGATTTACAAGCAATTGTAAAGATTAGCGGGTATGCTAAGCAAATAGAGTATGATACAAATATAGTAATTAATAAAAATACAACAATCATGATTAAAGGAGCTAACCTAGTAGAAAACGATAATAAATATTATCTAGAAATAAATGCAGTAATACAAGAGAAAGAGTAATATGGCTCTGGTATCTTTTAGAACAATTAATTATAACCCGAATCATGACCCTGCTACCGGGAGATTCTCAAGTGGAGGTAGTAGAGGAAAAATAGGCAATACCCCACAAAAAATATCTGTACTGTCACAAGAAGAAGCAATATTAAAGTTAAATTCAGCACTAGAAAAAAATAATATATCTTTAAAAGATGGTCAGAATTTATCTGAATATCATAAAGCGGTATATGCCAAGGTAGTAAAAGAAATACCTGGAGGTTGGAAAGAAAGCAAATATTACCCAAATGACCCCGATGGATTTATGGAATCTGAAGAATATCTAAATATAAATAGAAAAAGACAACAAAGATATGAAGAATTATTAGGTAAAATTAACAACTCTATAGGTGTTAATACTGAAAAGAATGCAACATATATTACCGAAAAAGACTATAATAATTTGATAGATACAAATAAACAGTTTAGCAAGTTTAATATTAGTTTTTTTAAGACAGGAGCATTCTCATTAGAAGACGGTAGAGTCAAACTAGAAATATTAGAAGATTTAAATGGTAGCAAACCAAAATATTGGTATGGAGCAGATGAAGAGAAAAGTTTTTATGATAAACTGATAAATAATAATAAATTTGTAAAAGTTGATAATAAAAAAATGAGGACTTTATTAGAAAGTAGAGCAAAGAATAATAAAAATATACAAAGTTTAACATACCCTGCTATAAATAGAACAGAAGTGCGAGCATTACAAGAATATAATTTAGTGCCCGCCATTAATCAGATATTAAGAAATGGAAAATCTACAAAAGGTAGCGACTATGTAGAGTCCGCAATTAACAAGACATACTCTAAACCGCAAACAGTATATAGAGGTATAAGAGGTAGTTTTTCAGAAAAAGTATCTAAAATGAATGTAGGAGATACTATAACTGATAAAGGTTTTATGTCAACATCTGTTAGTATCGGTAATTCATCAAAAGAAGGTGCAAGAAAGTTTGGCCAAGATGGTGTTATAATGCAAATCAAAACTAAAGGTGGTTTTGGTAATTCTATAGATATGAATCCATATGTTAGCGATGTAAGATTTATAAGTGAAGATGAAGTATTATTAAATAGGAATACTAAAATAGAACTCGTAAAAACATCAACAAAGAACATCACAGAACCAGATGGTTCAACAATAAAATTACCAGTAATGGAATTTGAAGAGAAATAATATGAATATATATTTCATGCCAGAAGCAGAACAAGAATTTGAAGATAACTATGCTGATAAAAAGATGAATCGTATTATATCAGAAGAAATTATTAAAGAAATAAATATATTAAATGCAAATACCTACAATGATTTAGATAACAAAGTAGAAAACTATAATCCCAATCATGACCCTTCTAGTGGCAGATTTTCTAGCGGTGGAGGAGGAAGTAAAACTACACAAGAAAAGCTTGGTATCAAAAGTATAGAAACATCTGAGTTGGCTAATGAGTTAGAAGGTGGTAAAGAAAAATACATCTATGATGTCAAGTCAGATAAATATATTATAGTAAAAGATGTTATTCCTACAAGAACATTTCATGATACTGACTCAGCATACCCATCTAAAGAAGCAACAAAAGAAAATATAGATAAATTATCTAGTGCTGAAAAATCTGCTATTACTGGTTATACTTCAGAATATGGATATGGAAGTTACAATGAAGTTAACAAATATCTTAGGAATCCTAATAGTAAAAAATATTCACAAGAAACTATTGATTCGGCAAATGGAATAACATCAGCATTAAATAAAGCAAAACTAGGTACAAATACATATGTTTACAGAGGTGTATCAGCAGAATCTTTTGAAGATGCTAAAATTCAAAAGGCGATATTAGATACTAATAGAATGATAAAAAATGGCAAAAATAGACAAGATGTTAAATTTTTAGATACATTAGCGAGCCTAAAAGGTTCTACGATTACTGATAAAGCTCCAACATCTACAAGTCCAAACGGTGGCCAATTTTTTAATTTTGGTGAAGTAAAAATGACTATTAAAACAAAAAAATCTGATAAAGCTATGGACATAACAAGTCTTTCGAGATTTGGCGGTAGTAGTATTACACCTGCGTTTCTTGGAGTACAACAAAAAGAATCAGAAGTTTTGTATGCACCTAATACTACATTCAAAATTACTGATGTAAAAGTTAATGCATCGGGTATTCATTTATTAATGGAAACTGTTGACAGTAAAAACAAAAATAGCATTGAACTCAATTACTCACCTAAACAGCAAAGAGATTCTAGCGGTAAGTGGAGCTCAGGCGGAGGTTCATACTCTACAAAATACTCTAATATGACACCTCATGAATATGCAAATTCTATTAAAGAAGAATATGGAAAGCAAACTACTTTCACATCACAAGAAATAGAAGAAATTGATGGTTATACAGATATGAGTTTTGCATATACAAACGAAGACTTAAAGAATGCAAGAGGTAATGTAAATAAATTAGATGATTATCGTAAAATAACAGTAAAAACACTTGATAAATCAATGCGACATAAACTAAATGAGAATACTATGCTTTATCGTGGAATGCATACAGAAAAAGATATTTACGAAGGTCATCAAATAAAATGGGATGGTTATTCATCCACGAGTATGTTTAGAAAAAAGGGTGAATCATTTGCAACACAAGACCAAGATAGAGTATTCGACACACCATATTTATTATCTATAAAAGCTAAAAAAGGTCAAAAGGGTATTATACCACTATTAACTGGTAGGAATAACGGCTTACAAGCTACCGAAGCAGAATTTATATTGCCAAGAGGTACTAATCTTAATGTAATTAAAAGAATAGAACAGGAAAACTATATTGAATTAGTAACAGAGGTAGCATCATGAAAAATAGATTTATATTGGATAGTGATGATTTGGAATTATTAGAATATAAAGAATTAGTAATACCAAAAAATAAAAAGAAAAATGCTAATGATGCAGAAAAGAATGTACTTAAAATTCAACAGTCTTCTCTTGAAAATCAAGTTATAAATATTCAAGGTCAAACATCGGGTATAGTTCTAAACAATGTTCAGAAAACTAACAATGGATTTGATGAGCAGATAGATATTATATCAGAAACAGAAAAATCAGAGCTCCAGCATGGTCTAGAGCTTGCATTAATAGCTTATTTATCTGCAGTTATACCATTATTTGCAGTTAATACAATGAATCAGAGACAAAAAGAGTATGGTTTAATTGGTACATATAAGCTTGATAATATGTCTAAAGAGTATATAAATATGATATCAACAAAAAGTTCTGAGAGCCATATGAATACTATATTAAATGATTTATTTGATTCTATTAAAGAAACATATACAAAAGAAGTAGATAAAAAACTTAAAATAGTTGAAGATACTGGTCGTAAAGTAACTGATGAAGATTTAGTTAATGCGAGAAAACTTGCTAATGAAGGTGCTTCAAAGCAGGAAATTATACGAGCAGTTAAAGAAGAGTATGCTGGTCATATATCAAAAGCTCGTGCAAAAGCAATTGCAACTACTGAAACTAATCGTGCATTTACACAAAGTCAATTCCAAGCTGATAGACAATTCTTACAACAGAACAATCTTACTGATAGAGCATATAAGAAATGGGTTACTACAAATGATAATCCATGTGCTACTTGTTTAGATATGGCTTCACGACCTCCAATTCCATTTGAGAAAAATTTTGCAAACCTTGGTGATGAGATAGTTACAGTGTATGAAGATGATAATAAAGTAAAGACAAAGCGTGTAATTATAGACTTTGAACCATTGAGTGCTGGCAACGCGCATGTGAACTGCGGGTGTAAGTACGAATTGATTGTTAAATAATTAAATGAATATAATAAGAATAGGGGAAATATCATGGATAAAATGCCGATAGAGCAACTAGAACAACTAGCGAAGAACCCATATTATGTAATGAGTCAAGAACAATTAAAACAGCTCGAAGAGTATCGTGCAGAAAAATACAAACCATTTAAGAAACATATTAGTTCATTTGAGAAAAATTCAAGCAAGTTTAATGTGAATAAACAAGAAGAAAGTAATGGATGAATTAGTAGACATACGATGTCCATTTAAGAGAACAGGTAAAAACGATGGAATAACTCGTTTATGTAATCATCTATGTGTAAAGGTATTTCCAGGTTCTAGCGGAGAAACATGGTGTAGCAGATGTAATCTAACATTTGAGTTTGAGGTAGATAATCAAAATTCAGGTCAGAGGTCTATGGTAAGGGTACAAAATGAAAATAATTGATTCAACTATTATATCCAAAGAAGAACAAGCTGAGATTGAGAAAGAAACTATCTTAAAGAATAGCAATAAATTAATTCAAGACTTATCAAAAAGTTTACAGAAATCTAATATTAAGATAGACAAAATTAATGAAGATAATACAGTTTTACTAAATAAGGTAGAAAAGCTCTCAGATGTTACGAAAATAACTCTAGGTGGTGCAATAGAACACAATAGTAAGTCTACAAAACTACAAGAAGAAGAAATACAACAATCTAAGAAAATTCAGTTAACAATAAATGATAAATTATCAGATGTAGAAAATAAAATATCAGAACTTAAGAAAACATACAATGAATTATCACAGAAGCAAGTAAATGCTGTAAAGAAAAATAACGTAACGCAAGAACTAGCTTCAATAGATGAGAAGATTACTGAAATGGTAGACCTTCTTAAAAAAATTAAAGATAAGAAACAAACTACAACAGTAGTAGGTGGTGGTGGCGGTGGTGGAACATATATACCTCTAAAAAATGGTAATGTACCTACAACAAATCCTGATGGAACATACATTGGCAATTCACTTGGTGTACCAAAACATGATAGTGGAACAGTGAGCTATCCGACAGATACAAAAGAAGTGTATACATTTAAGTTAAACGGAGCAACAGTAGGAACAGTTACAATAGAGTATACAGACAATACAAAAGCATTAATGTCTTCTTGGAGTATAGCATAATGCCATTTATTTTTAATCCTTTTATAGGAAATTTTGATTATTATACTGCAGGTGGAAATATTCCTGCTCCTGTAATTGACGGTGTATTGTTAGCACAAAATAATGATTATATAATATTAGAAAGTGGCAACTATTTAGCTACAGAATAAGGGGCAATATGGCAAATACGAAAATTACAGAACTAACCGAAGATACAACACCAACAAGTGATGATTTAGTTGTAACAGTAAACGATGCGGGCGGTACACCAACTAATAAAAAGGTTACGGCTGGTAATTTAATTACGAAGGCGCATAGCCTAACAGACGGTAATGTACAAGTTGCTAGTGGCGTACTTACTACAAGTGCAGATGTTAATGCCACAAATCTAGTAGCTGGTGATATTAGTACAAACACAATAGAAATAACTGGTAGCCTTACACTAGGTGGCGATACTGTTACTGATAGCGTTACGCTTGATGCTAGCCCTGTAACTACTGGACAATTTACACAAACATTGCAAGGCGCAGACGGAACAATAGCATTATTATCTGATATTGGTGCTGGTGGCGGTGGTGATATGATGAAAGCTACCTATGACCCGACTAATATTAACGATAGTGCCTTTGATACAGATAACCATACAAGCGGTACTACTAATAAGGTATATACAGCTACAGAACAGACAAAGCTATCTGGGATAGAAGCTGGCGCAGATGTAACTGATGCAACCAATGTAGCCGCAGCTGGTGCAGTTATGGAATCTGATACTACAACTGCAGCAATGAGCTTTGTTGTCGATGAAGACGACATGGTGAGCGATACTGCTACCAAGGTCCCAACACAACAATCCGTAAAGGCATATGTCGATGCGCAAATTACTGGTTCTGTAAGCGGTGACGTGGTTGGTCCAGCCAGCAGCACCGATAATGCTTTAGCAAGATACGATAGCACAACTGGAAAATTGATACAAAATAGCAATGCTACATTATCTGACAGCGGTGACTTAAAATTATCGGCAAATAGGTACCTACAGGCAGATAATATAGAACCTAGCAGTAACGGCTCGCTGAATTTCGTTGGTAAGAGTGGCACTAGCGCTTATGAGCAGGGCAGTGTCGTTATTAGCGGAGGTCTAAACGCTGGTACTGGTGAGGGTGGAAGTATAAAATTGCAAGCTGGGCAAGCTATGGGTGGTGGTGCTAACGGTGCCGTAAAAGTTGGCAATACAAGTGGATATTATGCAAGCTTAGATGTAAGCGCGTTGACAGCTGATAGAACGCTTAAATTACGAAACAGTACTGTTGATTTGACTGGTGGTAGTGATGGTCATGTTTTGACGGTACAGGCGGATGGAAGTATATCACCAGAAGCACTACCAGCTACATCACTTACCCTTGATGGGTTGACTGACGTAACAATAACGACTCCGTCTACAGACCAGATACTAAAATATAACGGAAGTGCGTGGGTAAACGGAGCAGCTAGCGGTGGTGGCGGCGGTCAAACAACATACGATGCTATCGTGGCAGCAAGCGGTGGTACGCATACAACTCTAGGTGCAGCATTAACAGCAGCCAGCGCTGGTTGGAGAATACTGGTACTAGACAGCACCACCGAGACTGGCAATATATCACGTAACTTAGCTGGTATAACAATCGTTGGTGCGAGCAAGAGCGTGGTAGTCAACATGGCTAATTATACCTTTTCTTTGAGCGGTGCAAACAATTATGTGACTAATCTGCAGTTTAGCTTCACGACAGGTAACTTCTACAGTACTGGTAACTACTGCACCTTTGATGATTTATATTTGTACTACACAGCTTATGACGCATCACTATCTACCAGTTTTTATCTTGGTGGGACTGCTAGTAAGTTTATAAACAATAGATTATATAATGCTGCAACAACTGGTACTGCTTACAGAGTTTTTCAAAGTAATTCGGAGTATGCAATTATAGAAAATAATGTATTCGATGTGCCAGTAAGGGGCACTACAACAGCTACGGCAGCAATATTTTTAGGCACTTCCAAAAATACATTCGCTAATAACAAAATACAATCGTGGGCAAACGCAAACAATGCATATTGTGTCTATGTTGCTGAGCGTGGAAACGTATTAACTGGTAATGATATTTCAAGTTTAACTGGTAATTATGCTATATATGTAATCTCGCAAGATAATGTAGTTGCAAATAATCGAATTGTTGGTGGAATACGAGGAGTCATATTAGAAAGCTCGTTCAGTATATGTACTGGTAACAGTATCGTAACGCAGTCTAACAGCGGCAATGCCGTCCGTGTCAATGGACCTATGAACAGAGTGACGGGCAATTACTTGGCTGGTAACGGTACAACAGACTTTGCTATATACGTAGAAGGTGGTGACGATAACATAATTGCAAATAATAATATATCTACAAGTGCCACTGGCATACAAGTTAATGCGGCTACATCTGACCGCACTATAATAACTGGCAACACAATACACGCGTCGACGACCAAAATAGTTGACAGTGGGACAGCAACAATCCTTAAAGACAACATAGGGGTACCACCCACTTTCGAGAAGCAGCAAATGCTTATGAAAAATACGAGTGGTGTAAGCTTAGCTGCTGGTGATGTAGTTATATGGAAATCGGTAGCTGCTGGCGATGAAGTAACTACGACCACCACCGCTGGTGATGACAAGGTCTTCGGTGTTGCTACTGGAACGATAGCTAACAACGCATATGGCTACATCCAAACGCTTGGTAAAGTAACTACGCTAAAAGTAAACGGTACCGCGGATATTGCCGTTGGTGACTTCTTAACTACATATACATCAGCTGGTATAGCTGCAAAAGCAGCTGCTGGAGACATGTGTTTCGCAGTTGCCTTAGAAGCCTACACAGCAGACGACAGCAGCGGCGTTCTTGACGCATTACTGATTACACCACGGCTAATTTAAGTCGATTATTTATAATTAAATATAGAGTAGCCACAAAGAGCTTATCAAAAGCCGAAATAAGAGCAACCGAATAAAAAGATAAGAGGTTCTTATGAAAAGAAATCTTACAAAAGTAGATATTACAAAGAATGAATATAATGATGCTGGAGACGGTGTTATTGATTTTTCAAGTAATATAGTAATAACAGATAATTCTATTCAACGAAATGGAACCAAATACGATATCAATACACTTGATATTAGTGAATTTAGTGGACGCGTTACTGCTGACCATGTAGATAAACTAGAATCAGTGATTGCTAAAGTAGAAGGTATTGAGAAGAAAGATAACTCTGTTACATTTAAGAGAATCAAATTTGCTGTAAAAGAAAATCCTCTAGCAAGATTAGCCTACAACCTATTCAAGGGTGGATTCTTAAGTGATTTTTCTACTGAAACGATTGGCCCTGAACCAGATGAGAATGGAGTTTACTATAACTCTAGTCTAGTGGGTCTCAGTGCTGTAGTATTAGGTAACAACCGAAATGCGAAGGTCCAGACAGTGGTTAAAAACTCTTTAGATGAATCTATTGAAGATGGTTTAGATGTATCTGAGCTAAAAGAAGTTCTTAACTTCAGCGAAGATGATAAAAATATTAATAATAATAAGAAGGAAGAAAACGAAATGAAATTCGTAACAGTCAAGAATAGCCGAGACTTCGAGATTGCTGTAAAATACAAAAATGCAGCTGGCGACGATGTTGAAGCAACAGTACAACCTGGCGGTTCAGTTGATGTCAGTGAAGACCAAGCTGAGGCGGTAGAGAATACTTTCAAGTCTGCAGAAGCTCCTAAGGTTGAAAACGACTTTAGCAAAACTCTAGCAGAAGCATTGGCACCACTACAAGCTAAAATCGATGCTATCGAACAGAATGCATTTGATAAAAAAGCAGAAGAGCCAAAGTTTAAGAAAGAAGAAAAAGGTGTTAAAGGTTCTAGCGAATATGCTGGTATGGACTGGAGAGACCTACATGCAAAGCAGATTAATGCTGCTTGGGAATATAAAAAGAATGGTCGTGTAGAAGCTGCACAAGAACTTAATAAGATTAACGAATTAAATCTTGCTAATCTTAAAAAAGAAGGTGTTGTTTCTAACAGCATGACTATCTCTGATTTTGGTAACTTTGTTATTAGTCGTGAACTACTTTCTCAAATTGAAGGTGCACGTAACGATTACACAGCTCTTGTAAATGCTACTGATTGGAAAGAAACTCTTTCTACACAGTTTGCATGGTTGAAGAGAAGTGGCGACATCAATATGACAAGTGTTGAGTTTTGCGATGACGGTGCCAATGGTAACCTTAAACCAATTAGCGAATACACTGCAACAATTCAGACTAGTGACCTAGAAGAATTAGCTGCTGTTACACCTGTTTGTAACGCTGCTACTCGTTTCTTAGCTGCTGACTTGCTTGGTGACGTTGCTCAAGGTTATAGGAATGACTATGACCGAAAGCGTGCTCAATTAGTTATTGCTCGTCTAGAACAAGCTGTAGAAACTAACCAAAAATCAGTTATTTACGATGTAAATCCTGCTATTGGTGGTTTAACTGCTTGGGTAGATACCTGGGCTAAGGTTGCTACAACTACTCCTAATGGTACATATATCTTCAACTCAAGCACATATGCTGAGATTATGAAGCAAGCTGTTACCAACGGTGTTAGTGGCCCTCTAGGTTCTATATTCATTACTGGTGACGTACCTACAATCTTCGGTAAACCGTTTATTGTTGTACCTGACGATTTGATGCCTACTCTTAATAGTGCTGGTACAAAGTCGTTTGCAGTTGATGGTGGAACCGTTACTGTTAATCATGCTGTATTTTATGCAAACCTTGCTAACTTCACTGGCCGAACAAGTGGTGGTCTACAATATGACCTATCAACAGATGCAGCCTACGAAGATGGTGGTACTGTAAAATCTGCTTACCAACGTAATGAACTCGTACTTCGTGGTTCATTCTTCCGTGGTGGTGCAATCAAAGATACTGACCAAGTTTCTGCATTGCTAAGCCCTGGTGTAAGCTAAAGATTAATAGTTAAAAGAAAAGGATGATAAGGTGAATCTTAACGAATACAAAACATTGAGTGGTTTAACTGTTGCAAGCGGTGATGAAACATTTGTCACTGCCCAAATAAATAGAACACAATACGTGTTGGAAACAATGTTAGGGTTCACTTTAGATTCTACAAAAGTAACAGAAAACATCTACGAAGAACTAGGACAAACTCAACAAGAATGCGCTTGTCCAAATGTAGATACCGAAAGTTTATTACCTGCTGATGAAGTAATAGGTGCTTATAGACTATTCAATTACAATAAGAAAGATAAATTCTTTCATATAGACCCAGCTTCTAATATTTATAATGTTAAGTTAGTATACATCAAACAATCCACGGGTGGTTCTGGTATATCAGGAATCACTCTTAAGACATTTGATACAGATACTATTAACTTACATATAAATAACAATGGTTTTATTAACTATATAGAACATTGTATTAGTTGTTTGTGTGAATGTGATTGTGATTGTGTACAACTTGCTGTTGATGCAGATTGGCTATGGGAAACAGATATTCCTAATGATTTATTATATGTTTGGTCAGATATGGTAACATTCTATTCTGATAAAAAGAACAATATAAAATCTGAAAGTATTGATTCTCATTCATACACTAAAGGAGATATAAAAGCACCGGAAACAGAACCGCATAACATAGCAATATTGAAAAAATATGCTGGGCCAACGGGTTCTATTACGGTTCAACCATTATGAGTGTAAAACTTGTATATACGGATTCTATTCGATTAGTAAAACCTGTAATTGATAATTATGGTGGAGAACGAATCGGTCAAATAGAAACAGTATCGTGCATATTTATTACTCGTACTGGTTCATCTCATTCAAGCAATCAAGACTCTATAGATACTGACGCTTCATTATATATAGACCCAACAAATATATTTGTAACCAATAATTTTAATAGATTAGAAGAATTTATGGTGATATCAAATAGGTTTGGTTCTACTGATGGAGATTCATGGTATAAAGTAACGAATGCTTCTGTTGGTATGGATAAACTACTTGAAAATAAAATTGACCACATTAAATTATCACTCAAGAAAACTGTAGGATTAAGTTATGTCAGTTAGATACACTGATAATACAGCTAAAATAAATTCAGATACTGTAAAGGGTGCTAACCTTGCGTTAAGATTTATGCTTGATGATATTGATAAAAATGCATTTCGTATAACTCCTAAAAAAGAAGGTAATCTTCGAAGAGATATATTGAAAAGCGTTTTAGGAACGAGGGGGTCAATTGTATGGGGTAAGAGATATGCTATATATCAAGAAAAAAGACAATATGCTAATTATACAACTCCTGGAACGGGTCCACACTATGCTGAGAAATCAGTTAAAAAAGTGGTAGATAATTACAAAGAATACTTTAAGAAAGCAAATATAGTATGAATATAGCAGAATCTTTCGCAACATATCTTCAGACATTAGGTATAGCTACACTTGGACAAGACCTCTTTATTGGAAATGCTCCTAGTTCTAATAGAGTATCAGATTCTATGTATTGGATAATCGAGTCAGGCGGTTCACCACTAAGTAAAAATAGTACGGGTGAATTGTTAAAAAGTACTACAATTGAAGTGTACTACAGAGATAGAAACTATAAAAATGTATACGATAAAATCAATACGTTAGAAGAAACTATCAGTTGTGCTGGATGCATTCAATTAAATGGTTTTGATATAATAAAACTAGATGTAGTATCCTATCCTATAGACCAAGATTTAGATAATGAGGATAGAAAGATAGGAATGTTACAAGTAAATATACTAACTTATAAGGAGTGCTAAAATGGCATTAGTAAGAGGACCTTTCAACATTACATGGGGCGGAAATACCCTATTGAATGTAGAAGAAATAAGTGTTGATTACGAACAAGACTCAGAAGATTATAGCACGGTCCAACATCAGACTTTTCAAGTAGATGGACCTATTAAATCTTCAGTATCTTTGACGTTGTTAGCAAGCGATGTAGCTGCTTTGGCAGTTGTATTGCCACAATACCATGTTGCGAATGGTGGTACATTGAGTACTGGCGAAAGAGTAAGTGAAGCAAATGGTGCTATAGACATTAAGGCTGCACAATGTGGTACTACACCTGTATACAATGATTTAGATGTTGTATCGTGTGCAAACCCTGGTCACGTATTTCGTTTAGTAAATGCTCGAACCAAGCTTGACTCCATAGAATTTGATGACAAACTTCGTAAAGTAGTTGTACAATTCGTTGGTGAACCAGGTGCTGGTGAAGGTAACATACAGTTCTTTAAGTATGGAACAGTAGCAGTAGTAAGCTAATAAAACTTTAATAAGGAGATTGCATATGAGCAACTACAATCTATCTGACAACGTCAATGATAGTTTTCAATTTTCAATTAATGGGTTAATCTATAAAATGAGATATCCTCTTGTTAGCGAAATAGAAGAGTTACAAGAAAAAACAAAGCAAATTGAGAATAAAAAGAAAAAAGACAAAGACGTTACAGAAGAAGAAAAAGATTTAGAAAAATGGATGTACAGTTTTACTGAACCATTGGACCCTAGTTCACCCCCTATTAAAGATTTGTTAGAGAAGCAAAACATAAAAGTGATGCAAAACTTTCAAACGATGTTCAAGACTGAGTTTGGAGCTACTGAATAATGGCAGAAATACAGGTTGCAAAGGTAGAACAACCAAAAGCTAATAAACGAGAGTTATATGCTACTGTTTGTTTTTACTACGGGTATCAATTGGATTATGTTCAAAAGTTACCAGCACGCGACCTGTATTTACTCCAAAAAATAGCATCTAAAATAGAAGCTAATAGATTCCTTAACTTAACAAATATTGCTGCAGCACCACAATCAAAGAATGGACGGGGAGTTCAAAAACTAATTCAATACTACAAGAAAGTGGTAGAGAGATGATTGGTTATATTTACAAACATACAGCCCCAAATGGCAAAAGCTATATAGGCCAAACAATTAAAGAGCCTAAGTTTAGATGGAGTAATGGGAAAGGCTATCTAGGTAACAAATACTTTACAAATGTAATTAATAAATATGGGTGGAATAATATTACTCATGAAATTATTTGGGAAATTGAGAATGAAGATATAAACCAAATATTAGAAACTTTAAACATACTTGAAGAAATAGAAATTTCAGAACATAATACATTTTTTCCTGATGGATATAACTTTGATTCAGGCGGAAAAAATAAAATACTGCATGAACATACAAGAAAACTAGTATCTAGTTCTCTAAAAACGTTGTATTTAGAAAATCCACATTTAATCAGACGAAATTACAAAATGTCTGATAGTAGTAAAGCAAATATGATTAAGAGTTTAAAAAAATATTATATCGATAATCCAAAAAAATTATCTAAAGAAACACGAATTAAAATATCACTCTCAAGAAAAAATATTAAATTCTCTGAAGAGCATAGAAAAAAGATAAGTAAAAATAAAAAAATGGAATGGGAGATACTTACTCAAGAACAAAAAATAAAAAGAATGTCTCATCTTAACAATAATGATTCTTTCATTTCTGGTGAAGCCATAATATCTCTTAACTTCTGCATTGTAGTTACGAGTGTATCACCTAATCCACCTTTAATAAATGTACT